CGGCCACCATCCCCCGCCGCATCTCAGACGCGAGCCGGGAGGAGCTGGCGCTCGACAAGAAGCGGTCCCGTCGGATCCTTCACGTTCTCACCAAGTGCCTGAGCATCTGGGAGGGTGAGGGGCGCGACCCGACGGATGACGATCGGCGGCAAGGTGCCCAGGTGGACTGGGTGATGTGGTACGAGGAGCACAACACCTGGCTGAAGAATCGCCTGGTGTATGTCGCGACATGGGGCAAGAAGTCAGGCGAGCTCCGCTTTGCGAAGTCAGCCGCCGTGCGGCTGAGCCAGGAATGTGACTGGCTGAAGTACGCACTTCGCGACTAGCGCCGTTCCTTCGCTCTCTTGTGCACCCGCAGCTCGAGAGGAATCTTGCACCTTCCGATCGCGGTGAAGTTGTCAGCGATCGCTTTGTAGCCCGCCGCCGCCTTGAGATCGCTCTCGCGCTGGATCCCGAAGTTTGTGTCCGCGGAGTCGAGTCGGGCCTCACGAGCGGTGAGCAGGAAGACCTTCGTGTTGCAGTTGGTCTTCTCGAGCTGCACCAGCGTGGCCGACTGCTCCTTCAGTTCAGCCGACTGGTTACTGTTCTGGCGCAGTGCGAAGAACACCGAGATCGAGAAGACGATGATCCAGAAGGTCAGCGCCCGCCAGCGCCACGGGTGAATCTCGCTCGGGCGTGGGTGGAGCCACCGATGCCACCGACGCTTGACTTCCTCCTTGGTCATCACACCTCCTAGATCAGCTTGTTCACGACGAGGATCCAGATCCACGTCAGGATGGACAGTACAGACATGAAGATCAACTGGCAGGCGTTGTCAGCCGCCCACTTGCGAATGTCCTTCATTTCCGGTCCCCGAGCGTGGCGATACCAACTCCGCAGAGCGCCAAGCCCGCGATCAAGAACTCGTAGTGGAAAGGACGCCCGCGAACTTCGCTGTTGATCCACGTGCCGATGATCATGGCGATACCGAGAGCGAAGAGGATGTTCTCTCGTGTCATCCATTTGTACTTCCTTCCATTGCCGGTCAACTTGTCCCCCTGTAGGCGAGTGGGACTGCCCTCTTCTGACGACTAGGCGATCCGAGTGGCCTGAAGCGAGCCGTTGAGCAGCTGGCCCGGTCCATTCGTATCGTTGTTCTGATAGGTGACAGTGATTGTGGTGCCAGCGGAGACCACGACTTGCCAAGCTGGCGAAACGTGCTCGAAGTTGAAGCCACCACCGGTGACGGCCTTGCTGACCGGGGCACTCACGGTCAGCGTGAAGCTTCCGCCCTGACCGGAAACGATGCCCTGGCCCGAGAGCCGCACGACGTAGGTTCCGGCCGTGGGAATCAGCAGCGTCCCCCAGGTGCCGCTGCCACCGGAGCCCATCGGGTTCACGTCCGTGAACTGTGAGAAGAGCGTCTTCCAAGAATCAAGCGGCTCGCGCTTGTCCGAGAGTCGAGCATCGTTGCCGGCCGCAGCGTTGGCGGCTCCCGTTCCCAGCGCCCGCAGAGCCTCGGTGGAGCCGCCCGCTCCTGCCGATGGCTTCAGCGCGTTGGCGATCTCGGCCGCGCCCACGACGCCGTCGATAATGGCAGCTGCATCGACAGAGTTGTCAGCGAGCTCGGATGCCCCGACCGCATTGGCCGCGATCTCGGTCGAGGTGATGCTGTCCGGCCCCAGCGTCGGGATATCGGCGTTGAGGATGACCCAGCCGGTGCCGAAGTCGTAGTAGACCTTCCCGTTGTCGGTCGCGTAGTAGATGCGACCCGTCTTGCCTGGCGTGCCCGGGGTGCTCGTCGGCCGAGAGGCGAGCACGCCCTGGCTGAACATGGCCGCGTTGGCATCGACGCCATCGGCCAGGTTCTTGAGGTGCTGGTCGATGTTGACGGCCTCAGTGCCGAGCGGCGAGGTGAGGCCCATCCTTGGAGTTGTGTTCGGCACTAGGCCACCTCCTCCAGCCAGCGAATCGGGAAGGTCCAGTCGTAGATGGGGTTTCCGTCGAAGTCGAGGCCCAGCCGGACCCGGCCCTCGTTGGTGCCCGTGAAGCTCACGACCACAACGACGTCGTTGACCCGGGTGGTGATCTCAGGAGCCATGCCCTCCACCGAGGCCAGGGCAGACCGGATGGCGTTGATCTTCGCCTTGAGATCGTTGAAGTAGTCAGGCTGGTTGATGATCTCGAACTGCTGCTCGGTCGGTGCTGCCAATGCTGCCGGTGGATCGACTGGCATTCTAGCCTCCTATCACGCCATTCTCGACGTCGTCGTAGTTGGTCCAGCCCGCAGCGTCGAGAGCGTTGTAGGTGACGTAGCGGGGATCGAGCTCGTCGTAGGTGAGACCCGGGATGATGTCGTAGGTCATCTGCAGACCAGCGGGCTTGGCTGCCAGAAGAGCAGTGCCCACCGGACCCTGGCCCAGCGGGCGGGAGCCGACGACGAACGGAGTGGCGAACGGGTACAGCTCAATCTGGGAGCCGTCAAGGTAGACGGTCTCTCCGATGGCAAGGTTGGTCAGGTACACGAAGGACTGAATCGAGGTGCGGTCATTCTGCGTCAGGGTGATAGACGCCGTCAGCCGCTGCCACCCTGCGACGAGCGTGTGGTTGACCAGGACGTCGGTGTCAGCTGAGGCACCACCGGCTGCCCGGACGCCCATCGCGACAATCTTCCCCACCGCGCTCTCGGGTGCCCAGAGATAGACAGAAGCTGTGTAGGAGCGACCCGCCGTGGAGCCGGAGATCGTGACTCCGGTGCACACGAAGAGATACGAGTCGGTGACTGAGTTCAGAATCGCCTTCACGGAGGCGCTTCCGAACATCGCCCTGGCGGAGTCCCTCGTCGCAGTCACACCGGACCCGGCCAGCCAGCCCGACAGGTCAGTCTCGACGCTGGGGTTGGACACCAGATTCGTGGTTGGCAGGTCAGATGTCCTCGTCTCGCTCACCCGGGTAAGAACGGTAAAGTGGTACGGCGAGGTATCACGCTCGAAGATGTTGACCTGCTTGGTGCCGGTCAGGAACTGCTGAGCCGCAGCGACGATGGCGTCGCGCGTACCCCGTGACCAGCCCGTCCTCGCCTTGACGAGACCGCGTGCCCGCTCGGCGTACTCCGCTTCCGTCTCTGTCCGGCCTAGACTGGCAGCGACTTGAGCGTCTGTGTACTCGGTCAGCTCGCCCTTCTCGAACTGAGCGCCATCGAAGTAGACCGCATCGCTGACCGCGCCGGGGGTAGTGCCAAGCCATGCCCTTGCGAATACAGCTCCTTCGGGGGCCGCTACCGTCAGAGAGCACCGGGTCCATCCCCCTGTGACGATGTCAGTGAGGGTGACATCCCAGTCGAAGAAGTTGCCGTCCTTGTCATGCCAGTCGATGTTGACCTGCACCTTCCTAGTGCCCACTCCCTGCTTGGCGTAGGTTGAGAGTGTGTAGACCTGACCAGGAACGACTGGATAGTACAGCCCCACACCCGGATCAACCCTGGCCCAGTTCTCACCTGTGACGAGCGAGGTCATCAGGAGCGAGGCACCGCCGAACTTGGCCTGGGCCGTGCTGCGAGCGAGCGTCTCTGCGGCCGTCCCAGCGATCGGCCAGGGCAACCAGCCTGAGATGTCAACCTCGAGACTCGGATTCGGGATCTGGTTATGGGCACCCCGGGACTTCTGCTTGCCCGGCGCAGGAACGCCCACGAGCTGCCCGAGCCACGGGACCATGAAGTCCGGCGTGAGGTCGATGTCGACCGACGAGGCCCAGCCGGGCCGGGTGCCTACGTCACGCGCCAGATCCTCTACCAGCTCGAACGGCGCAGCGATCGCCGCGACGTAGTTCGCCAGCGGGTAGTCGAACTCAGCGTCGCGCGTTGCAAGTGGACCCAGCCGCCGGTACAGCTCGGTGCCGAACAGACCCAGGGTCGGCATGCTCACGGATTCACCGTCGCGTTCATCGCGCCAGGCCGGGTCAGGCCCGCCGGTCCAGGCAGCGTGATGTCAGCAGTACCGAATGAACCAGCGGCGATGCGCATCTGAAGCGTCTCGACGTAGTCGACGCCGACGACCCCGCTCACGAGCGCGATCAGCTCGTTGTACCGAACGACCGTGACCGAAGCCCAGTCGGTCGGGGTGGCTACGTCACCGGTCACCTCGGCTCGTCCCCACGTCGCGGGCGAGAAGTAGGCCGTCAACGCAGCCTCGACGTCGGCCTCGACCTGAACGAGATCGAATCCGGTGAGAGCGTTCACCGTTACGTTGACATCGATCGTGGTGTAGACCGGATCGATCACGTTCACGATGAAGTTGATCTCGCGCAGCGCCTGCAGCTTGGCGTCCACATTCGACTTGATGCTCGGTGAGACCGGCTCACCGGACGGGTCGACGAGCGCCACCGCAACCATCCGCTCGTTGTTGTACGTCGAGTCGGCGGGGTTGTATCCGTCCAGTGCGAGTGCACGGTCCACGCCGGGCTCGTTCGCAGCCATCGCCGCGAATTCGGCCGGCAAGATAGGCGCTGCCGAGAGAAGCTGGAGCTGCCCAACCAGCCGGTCGAGGTATTCGTCGTCGGTCTCCGCGTCGACGCCGCCGGTCGTGACCGAGTTGAGAGTGACGCTCGAGACAAAGTCGAGAGTGTCGATCAGCTCGAGCGCGAGACTCACGCTGCCCAGGCCGGACGAGTTCGCTCCCGGCGTCAGCGCCACCACCCGCACATCTGCGCGGCTGGTTGATCCCGGCGCGATCACGTAGTCGGCGTCTACAACGAACTCGATCAGCACGTCACCTGCGATCGGCACGGCGACGACCGTACCGGCCGGGATCGTGTAGCCAGCGTTGTTGATCATCGTCCAGGTCGTGAGCGCGGTCGCCGGTGTGGCGTCCTGCGGCTGGACGCCCACCAAGGAGCGCCCGAAGTAGCGGAAGATGGAGCGGGGCACCGCCGAGGCAACGTCTCTGAGCTCGGCAGCCATCTGGGAAACAGCCTCCAGGATGATCGTGTCGAGGTTGCCGTCGTTGGGCACCCATCCCGGGATGGCTTCCTGAACCTGATCGAACGCATCCTCGGCGAGCTCGTCGGGGCTGGTCTCGATCGGCGGATCGATATAGAGATCAGACATCGGTCGACTCCCTCGCCCGGCTGGCCTGGTTCTCGACCTCGAGCCGGATCTTGTTCAAGCCCTCGTCCACCGGATCGTATCCCTGCGAGATCGCGAGGTCGGCGCGAGGCTCGAACTCAGCGACCGAGCTACGAATGACTTCGATGTCCGGCTGGGGCGACCCGAAGGTCGTATCCGGCGTTCCGAAGTCGGGCTTCTCGATCCTCTGGTCAGGGCTATAACGGATGATTGCTTCCACGCAGTTGACTACTTCCTCGTCTGAATCCTGCTGAACCACCGCCGCCGTAGGGTACCCCGTGCCCTGGTCGGCAAAATGGAATGGGAGACTGAAGTGGGGAATGGTCACGTCTACCGGACGCTCCTTCGGAGCCTGGGTCGGAGCGTCTAAGCCACTCCCCACGTCAGCCGGTGGGGGAGGCGGGGGAGGCGGTGCATCGAAGTCGACATAGACGGACGCGAGGCTACCGTGATCAAGCGTCCCGTTGTTCCAGCTGTCGCTCTGCGTCCCTCCTGCGGCCGTCGCAAGCTCGTAGGCGGCAGCCCGAGCCCAGCCGAAGCCGTTGTTGCTGAGGATGAGCGTCTGACCTCCGGTGGGCGTCGGTCCCACCGCATTCTCGTGCGAGATGAGCGAGAAGATGATCCCGAGACCCTCGTTCGGCGTGATGTTCACGCTGAGGTCGTTGTTCCCCTGTGTGTTCGCAACGACGACGGCGTGCGTCGTGTCGTAGTTCTTGTCCACAGCGGCGACAGCCCAGAGATAGTCACCGGCGTGACCTGCCTTCGTGAAGGTGACCGGCCTACTGCCGCCAACCGGTGGATCGTTCAGGATGAAGGCGTGCTGTGACCCGTCGGTTCCGACCTCGGCAATCTTCGTCATGGGAACACCGTCGAAGCTGGCCGTCACCCCGGTCGTCTGCGCTCCCGGCCTGAAGGTGATCATCGCGACGACGCACTTAGTGCCGACGGGCGGTGAGAAGTTGCCACCGTAGGGGCTGGAGCCGCCGTTGGCCGTCGCGCCGGTGGAGCCGAGCACCGAAGGCATCCCGGCCGGGAACGGGGTATCGCCCACGGCGATGTAGGCGAACTTCGGAACGGCACCGTTCGCCGTATCGTAGTTGAGCGTGTATCCGTCCGAGTCGAGCGTTGAGCTCGTCTTGGTTGCGGACTGCTGGACGGCAGGTGCTGTGGTCGAGTGAACGATGATCGCGTTCGAGAACTGACCCTGGGTGCCTCTGCCGAACGAACCGAAGCCGTAGATGCCGCAGGCGCAGGCGGAGTTGGTTCCGTCGAATGCCCCGTGGAACCAGCAAGCGTTGGTGTCGCCGTGGATTGAGGCGTCACTCTGCTGAGTGCCGGTGTAGAGCACGCCCTTGGGCCGGAAGCCGAGACCCGTCCGTGACTTCGTGCCGGTAGAGCTCTTGACCGTGTCCGAGCCGATCTTCCAGATGCCGCCCTTGATCGACAGATACGGGGTGAAGAGGGATGCTGCCGGTGCGTCGGTGACATTGATTGTCCAGCCGTCGGTGTTCATCGAAACGAAGTTGGCGCGGGCGAGCTGAGAGGCTACGCCGCTGCCGTTCACGTCGACTTCGATCAGACAGGCATCCTCGACGTGAACCACGCCGGTGTGCGACTGCGCTGTACCCTGGATGTCCGTCACCGCCCAGGCGAACTGGTCGCCCTCCTTCGTGAATGCACCGAAGCCCATCTTGCCGCCCTGCTGCGACGGGAAGGAGCCGCCCTCACCGCTGTGCATCAGGAAGGTGATGTCGGGCTTGTAGGTCATCCCTGTCTTGGAGAAGTTTCCCGTGGTTGTCGGGATGCTGACGTGGCCCACCTCGACATCGGTGATGTCACTTCCACCGATCAGCCAGTAGTTCATGATGTAGGCACCGTCTGGAGCCGAGCCACCGAAGTGCGTGACGGTGAAGCCGTCTGACGTAAACGCCGTGAACGCGGTAGCGAAGTCGTTGTTGACTCCGAAGACCGGCTGCATCATGCAGATGACGCCGTCGCTCCTTGGCTGCTCACCCGCGTGCGCCGTGCCCTGCCCGTTGTCCTTCATCACGTCCACGACGCGACCGACAGACCCGGCGACGGCGAAGCCCATCGAGTACGCCATGTCATCCAGATAGCCGTCAGCGCCGGTCTTGCGCGTCACCCAGATCATGGCGATCTTCCAGCCGCCAGCCGGGGCGGTCTTGCCCGTCACGGTCGTCGCGCCGTTGGCACCCGTATTGAGGGCGATGGAGCCTGCTGCTGTTACGACGCTCATTGTCCTCCTAGCTGAACGGCCACCATGAGACGATCCACGGCTGTCGCTTGTCGTCGAAGATGACTAGACACTGGTCGCCCCGGGCAGGCAGGGAGGTGTCGTCGCGGGACTGCCACCGGCACGGACCCCACCGATGGGTGGTGCTGAACGCGGGGATCACGACCTCGATGAGATCGCTGAGGGCACCAGCCGATGTCGCGACGGTTGCGAACCACGCGCCATCCTGGCTGACGGGGACTTCGTCCTCGAGGATGCTCATACGAGCTTGCCCGCCTTGATCTGGTCGATGTACTCGAGCGGATCGACCATGTTCTCCTTGTGGTAGCCGCCGTCGAGCGTCTTCCACACCTCAATGTGCACGTGCGAGCTGGACGGGTTGGTGCTCCAGGTAACCACCTCGGCGACGATGTCACCGGCCGACACCTGCTGCCCGACCTCGCGGGCTGACTTGGGCGCGACGTGCCGGTAGACCCAGACGTACCCGCGAGCATTCCTGATCTTGACGACGCCGCCAAAGACCTGTCCGAAGCTGCCCCGTGACGGGGTGACCTCCACGATCTCGCCGTCCTGCGCCGCGAAGACGGGCTGCCCGCCCAGCGGGGCCATCCAGTCGAGCGCCGCGTGCCAGCGGACGCCGCTCGAGTCGGGCGCTCCTTCGGGATCCTGGATGTTGAATTGCGAGCTGCTCGGACGCGGCGTGTTCAGCGGCGGGTGGTATGGACCGACGGCCAACCCGCCCACGCCCTCACCCTGGTTGGTCTCGCCCGTCCAGGGGTTGTCCCACAGCCCCGTGAGGTCATCCTTGCTGGGCTCGGGCAGCTTGGGCCTGGGCTTCTTCAGTGTGATCGTCGCTGAGGGGTTGAACAGCGAGCGCCGAATCTCAGTCACGAGCCAGCGTCCGTTCACCGCGCCCTCGTCATACAGCTCGACGACCGAGCCCGGCGGCGCGGCCCAGCGATCGATGCGGCCGGTGACAGTCACCCGCGCGTTGTGCTTCCCGACGTCGTAGTCCCAGTCGACCCAGTCGACCCCACTGTCACCCTCCTTGATCCGGGCACGGGGTGCGCTCTGGAAGAGCTTCGGCTCGCTGATGAAGTAGACCGAGCCGCTCACCTCGAAGCAGCGCCAGTGCACCTCGTCGGCCAGCCGCTGCAAGCACTCCCAGGAATCCTCAGGATCCCAGGCCCGCTTGCCGCCTCGGGCCTGCTTCGGGAAGCCGCGCGAGAACTGGTACTCGGTGGCCATCTGGCCCCACTCGGTCATGTTGTTCGCCGAGGCGATGTCGTTGGGGCTGGAGACGTCCCTACCCGGCACGCCGTAAGCCGTCACGATCCTCTCCGCCTCGGTGCGGTGCTTCGCGTAACGATCCGGGAAGGCACTGCGCTGCACGGCCTGGCAGAGATCACCGTAGTCAATCGACGGATTGCTGCGCTGCACCTGCACGGCGCTGTCGAAGAACTTGCCGGCCGAATACTTCGGGTTCAGGATCTGCTGCACCGTACCCCAGCCCTGCGAGGGCCGCTGCTGGAAGAGGCCGATCGAGTCACGGTCGCCGAACGGAACGTTGATCAGGGACGACTCAGTGATCGAGGTCATGATCGCACAGACCAGGAGCTTGCGGGGCACCAGTCTGCTCGCTCCTTCGTTCAGAATGTCCTCGGCGTTGGACAGCTGCGCGGCCGATGCCTTCGCGCCGTTGATGATCAGGTCACGCTTCTCATGCTGAGCACCGAAGCCGAATGCGCGCTCCTCGTAGGGATCGTCGCGCTGGTTCGCGTCCGGATCACCGGCCATGTTGGTGACCTTCTTCTTGGTCAGCTCAGGACAGACGAACTTGATCGAGAGTTCCTTGACCTCGGTGATCAGCGCCTTGGCGAACCTCGTCCGAGTGGTCTTGCCCCAGGCTGAAGTCTTCTTCTTCTTGTAGGTGCGCAGGATGGCTACCTCGCGAGACTCGAAGATGAGCGACAGGTTGTTGCCCTGCTTCTTGACGTTCACGAGGCGGAACCAGAGACCGTCGATGCGGATGTCGGTCTCGGCTACCAACCGGCCGCTGTTCCTGATCGCCCGGCTGCGGTCGTTCACCGTGATCTCGACGGTGCTGGCACCCTCGATCGTGCGGATGATGTCACCGCTGATCACAGCCTCGTCGATCGGGTAGGCAGCCTTGCCTCGGGTCAGGAGCTTCAGCTGCGCGAGATCGAGGTCACGCTGCAGCAGCTCGCGCTGACTCAGGAGCCGAGAAGGCTGGAGCTTGCGAGTAGCCACTACGGGATCCTCAACTTCTGGCCGATCTTGAGGTTCTTCGGATCACGGATGCCGTTGGCGTCAGCGATCTTCCGCCACTTGCTCGCGTCACGGTAGAACTTGGCCGCGATGGAGCTGAGGGTATCGCCCCGCTTCACGACATACGTCCGTCCGCCCGAGGCTGAGCTCCCAGCTGCAGCAGGCTTGCTCCGCGCCCGCTCAGCTGCCGGGCGGAGCTGGATCCGGTCGGCAGCCGAGTACCGAAGCAGCGAGAGCGTCAGCCTCTGCCGCACCCGGAGGCCAGACTGGTTCCGGATCACGTCGCCCCACTCGATGCCCGTGATGACCCAGGTGAGATCGTCGTGCGGCACCGGGCCTGAGATGCGAACCACCGGTGGCTCGGCGAGGTCACGAGGCGGCAGCGCCATGCGCTCGATGCTCGAGCAGAGCACCTCGACCGACTCGTCCTCAGCGAACCGGTCAAGCATCAGCCCGACGGACATCTCAAACGGGTCGCGGCCGTCCCACTGCGTCAGCCCCAGCCGACGAGGCCGAGGAACGACCGACCAGCCGCCGTAGCCCTTGGTGACCTTCGCGCCCTGCTCGTCGAGCAGCGCCCTGACGGTGAGGCTCGGATTCGTTGAGCGGAGGACGACTTCTCCGGGCATCAGCGCCTAGCCTTTCTGTCGAGTCGATGCTCGAAGACGATCTCTGCGAGCTCGCGGCCGTCCACATTGAACGGCACAGCCGTGGTGGTCAGCGCGAAGCCGTCGTGGTCGTCGTCGAGGGTACGGTTGAGCGGCTCGACCCTGGCCCCGCGTGGCAGGCTCATCGCCTCCGGGCCGTGCTCGCCCACGACGGTCCAGCCAGGGCTCAGCACAGTGCCGCCCTCGGCGAGGAACGGTACGTTGATGCCGGTCACCTTCTGGAACGCCATCAGCGGAGCCGTGACCGGATTGAGCCACTTGAGGATCTCTCCGGCGTGACCCTTCAGCCAGGCCCAGAACTGCTTCATCTTGTCCCAGAGGAACTGGACGGCGCGGCTGACCAGCTGGAACTTGTACTCGAGTAGCACGAGCACGCCCACCAGGACGATGATGCCCGCGACGATGATCACGATGGGGTTCGCCCACAGCGCCGCGTTGAAGAGCCAGGTGGAGACGGTAGTCGCAATGATCGCGGCTCGCATCCGAAGCGTGAGTGGGATCAGCCGCATCAGACCACCGGTCAGCAGCGTCTGCATGAACACGGCGGCGCGGTCGGCAGCGACGAGGCTCCATCGCGCCAGGGCCAGTCCCTGGTCGGCCCGCTTGTTGACCAGAGACCAGAAGGCATTGAGCTTCTTGCCGGCCGAGTTGCGCCCGATCCAAATCGTCGAGAGCATGGCGGCGGTCTTCTCAGCGAGCCACCAGAAGACCAGCAGCGCCAGGATCGGCGCAAGGTACTCACTCACATCGGCGAGCGCCTGCAGTGAGTAGTGCAGAAGCAGGAAGACCGGGAGCAGCAGTGTACCGACGACCTTCGCGTCGGCCCAGAGCGCCTGGAAGACCGCGCCGGACAGGATCCGGGCCAGCGCCCCGAGATCCTGGCGCAGGAAGCGCATCACCGTGATCAGCTTCCCGCCAGCACCAACGCTCTCGTCGACCGAAGCGACGAATGCGTCCCAGCCGCCGGAGCGCATCGCCTCGGTCGCGTCCTGCAGCCCCTTGCTGATCGCCGGCAAGTCCTCTCGGAAGGCTTCGAACGGTGCCAGCGTGAGCTGCCCGAAGAGCTGAGCGGTGTAGTCGCGAATCGTACTGAGCTGACCGTTCACCGTCTGGGCCATTACCTCGGCGGCTCCCTTGAATCCGCCCTGCTCCGGTGCACGCTCCATCCCTGACACGATCGCGTCGATCGCTGTCTGGGCCGGGATGCCGAGCTCACCGATCCGGGCCATCTGATCCCCTGTCAGGCCCAGCTCCTGCTGCAAGAACTTGTACGCGGGGATCCCGGCCTCGGTCAGCTGCAGCACCTCTTCGGCGAACAGCCTACCCTTGGCCTGGATCTGCCCGAACGCGCGGACGATCCGGGTCATGATCTCCGGATCGCCGCCCATCGCTGACATCGCATCGGCCGTGGCAGTCAGATAGCGATTCGTCTGCTGCACCGTGAAGCCGAACGCGAGGAAGCGACGGGCGGCGTCCGTCACGTCTGCGAACTGGAACGGCGTCTTGGCGGCCAGGTCATACAGCTTGGCCGTCTCGACGCGAGCTGCCTGCTCGGAGCCCATCAGGTAGCTCAGGGCCACCGTGTTGGACTCCATCGTGCGATTGAAGTTGAAGCCGAACAGGATCGCGGCGGACGTGGCGACTCCAAGGCCGAGGGTCAGCCCGTAAACCAGACGACGCGCTGTGAACAGCGCCTGGTTCATCAGGAACCCTCGCTTCGTGGTCCGGCCCATCGCGGCACCGGCGTCGTCGGTCGCGTGCTCGACCTGCTTGATGCTGGTTGCGACCGCAGCCAGGTCGGCCTGCGTCTTGCGGCGGTTGACTACTCGAGTCCTGATGTCAAGATCTTCTTCTGCCATCAGCCCTTCTTACCGCTCAGCATCTTGCCTACCTGGTTTGCGATGTCAATGGCACGATTGTGGTCCCGCCGATCTTCGATCTCTACCACCCGGGTGGCGATGGACAGCATGAGGTCTCTTTCGAACCCGTCGGTTGTCTTGAGATATCTCATGGGGTCCATTCCGGCCACCGCCACCCGGGCAGCCTGATCGATCACATCGTGCCCTACAGCTCCCCCGCCAGAAAGTCCTCGTTCAGCTGACCTTCATTGCGGAGCATCCAGCGGCTCAGCGCCGCGTTGTGTCCTGCGATCGCGATGTCGTTGCCCATGAACAGAGCCATCGCGACCTGCCGCGCCGTTGCCTCCTGCGGCAGCTCCTCCTTGAAGCCGACGAATGCGGCCAGGTCGAGGTCGTACTTGACGGGCGTATCCAGCCCCGCCACCTCGCGCACCGGCCGCTCCTCGCCGTTGTCCCTGACGAAGAACTCGTCGCACGCGGCGATCAGAGTGTCGAGTGCAGCCGCCAGGCCTCGGTCGTCCTTGGCCTTGATGGTGCGGCGGACACGCTCGGCGATCTGATTGATCCGCTTGCTGTCGATCAGTGAGTACCGGCAGAACAGGTCACCCTCGTAGCCGGGGATGTCGATGTCCACCGTGCGGCTGTGCTCAGAGCGGAGCTTCCGCAGGCGCTCTGCGATCGACTGAACTCCCTCGTCGGCCGGAGTCTCAGCCACCTCGTGTACCGAAGCGGCCGAGTCCTCCGGCTCGAGAGAAGTGCGTGTGTCTTCCATCGGGATGCTCCCTCCCTTGTGTAGTTACGTCACGCGGTCGGCGGGCCGTCCGGCGTGATCTCCAGCTCGACGAGCGCGGCGTCCGAGTTCTCGGAGTCGACATCCGGGAACGCGGCCCGCTTCAGGATTCCGCTCCACACGATGGGACGCCCGAAGACGTTGCCCTCGATGTCGAGCGGCTGCTGAGCGACCGTGACGCGAGCCTTGCCTGCGCCTGCGATCAGGACACGTGAGAGATCCTGGTGGTCGCGCACCAGCCGGTAGAGACGCCTCAGCGTGACGTTCTCGACCGTCTGGCGACCTCCGAGCGAGACCTCGGGCTTCATGCCGCCCGGCGGGTACTTCGTCTCCTCTGAGTCGACCTGACCGCCCTCCTTCTTGTCCCACACGCCGGTGTCCAGCATGATGCGCTGCGGGTGCAGGATGTTCTGGATCTGGACGGTGATCTCCCAGGTGTCGCTGCGAGTGGGTCCACCCGCCACCTAGACCACCTCCTCCGTGATCGGCACCTTGACGATCTCGATGTGCACGAGCTCGCCGAAGGGCGACAGCCTGACGCCGATGATCGCACGAAGCTCGCCGTTCGCGATCGTCTCCGGCGTGTTGACCGCCGAGGAAGTGTTCACGTCGAACGACTCACCGGCTGTGAGCCCGAACAGACTCCCCTCCGTCCAGAAGGGAGTCAGCAGACCGACCAGCGCCCCGTTGAACCGAGCGATGGTGCGGCCCTGGCCGTCGATCTCCTGGAAGAGGAAGTTCTCGGCGATCGCCTCCGCCTCGGCCGCGATCTGCATGATCATGCGGACGTTGTTGAAGAACTTCCACGACACCTCGGTGACCGGATTGGCCAGTGAGCGCCAGCCGTAGACGCGAACTCCACCGAACATCTCGCGGATGACGTTGAAGCCCGCGCCGTTGAGCTCCTCCCGGTCGGCGTCCAGGAACGCCGCCTGGGTGAGATCGATGGCGAACGCCGCCTGCCCGTTCACCCCGGCTGCCGGCACGTTCGCGGAGCCGAGCGAGTCCTGCTTCCCGATCAGACCGGCCACCAGCGCCGACGGAGGCACGGTCCTGGTCGTCCCCGCCGTGATGCCGGGGATGATGATCCAGGGACCGAACATCGCGCCGTAGCGGGCGTTGACGGTGCGAGCGCCGGAGACCGAAGTCAGCAGCGTCGCCTTGGTCGCCGTGTCCGGCGGATCGAGGATCGCCACCCGGTTGTACGCGGCGGCGTGCTCGAGCAGGTCGACGTGAGCCTGATCGGTCGTCCGGCCCGGGTAGCTGACCTGCCCCGGACCGAGATCGCGGGACATCTTCCCGAGTGCGGTCTCCCAGGTGGCATCGGTGATGCCCGCCTGGTCGTCCGCACCGCCCGCCAACGCCTGAGCGGCGATGACGGCCGGGTCGTTCGAGCTGGCCTGATCGACCAGCTTGATGTAGCTGCTGTTCTGCGCCCACGCGAACGCGGCCGTCTTGTCCGCCAGCGACGGCGACGTCTCGAGGATGCCGAGCGTCGCGTGCGAGACCTGGAGCTTGAACTCCCCTCCGGCGTCGCCTGCGAGAACAGCGATTCGCAGGTTGTTGCCGTAGGGACCAGGTCCCTTGGACTCGACACGGAGCGTCGCGGCAGCACCGGCGTCGTTCAGAACCTTGAACGCCGTGACTGCTGCCGGACCCACGATGCGGACGACGTATGCCGACCCGCCGCCCTCGTGGAAGTACGTCTCGAGCGAGTCGTACAGGAAGCTGTACGACACCCGAGCGCCGAAGATCCGCTCGAAGTCCGCGAGGCTGTCGATCTTGTACGCGGCGTCGACGGGTCCCTTCTCCGCCAGGCCCACCACGAACCAGACACCGGTGTCGGTCGGGGCCGACCTGACCGGCGGCGTCTCGCGGATGACGACTTCGGTGCCAGGTCTTGCCACTAGCTCTCACCTCCCGTCTGGCTCTCGGCCCGCGCCTGCCTGCGCTCGGCCTTGTTCTGGATTTCCTCGCCCTTGTCGCTGACCGGAATCAGCGCGCCCTCTGCGAGGAGCGCCGCGTTGTGCGGCACTAGGGCGTCCTCGTCGGAGAGACGGACGCGGTCACCGGGAGCGACCACCCGCCCATCGGCGAGATCCTGCGCGTGCCGTTCGAGTGGCACCTTGTACTCCTTCACGAACTCTTCACCTCCTCGGTGATTATCACGTCCGTTACCAACGGCCAGTTGCTGCCCGGAAGAGTATCCGGATCAGGCGGTACTGTAACCGTAGGCCCGGCGTTGCCGTCCACGACTCCCGCAACTTCGACGATGAAGTCAACCAGTCCTGCGCTGATGGTGCGCTCATCGTCGAAGTCAAGCTCGTCGTAGCTTTCGTCGCTCCAGACCACGTTGTCGGCGAAGCCGCCGAGAGAACGCTTCTGGAGCATGATCGCGCGGATGACCGCACAGTAGTACCGAATCAGCTGTTCCGTAGAAGAGCGATCCTTGGCGCTTGCGAAGATGCCGATACCAACCTGCCATGGCGCACGGTAGGTGCCGTCCCCCTCCTTCAGTGGCTCGTCGGAGAGCCCAGGGCTGACAATCACGACGGCCGGCAACTGATCTTCTGCCTCACGCGCGTTGTCCTGGGCGATGATGTAGCTGAGCGGCTCTGGGATCGACCTGGACGGAATCCCCCACTGCAGCTCGGTCTCGCGAAGATACGTGTTGAACCAAGTTCTGAGAGTATCGCGGACTGCGGCCTCGACCTGGTTCGCGTTGACGACTGTCTTGAAGATGCTCATCAGCTCATGATGTGCGCCCTGACGATCTCACGCATCTTCGCGTGGTCGCCGGGCAGCAGCTTGACGAAGGGACGCTCTCGGTTCATGGCCTCCGCGTAGGGCAGCTCGGAGCCGACCGTGACCGAGCTGCTCGTGAGGATGAGCTTCTGGTTCTTGTCGCCCCGCTTGGTCATCGAGTTACGAAGACGACCGCGAGCATGGAGGATACGGGGGTCAAGCCCTTGCTCGCGCTTGCGCCGAGCCCACTCGACGGTGACCCGCTTCCAGGAGCCGCCGCCGCGCCTACCCTGAGAGTCGAAGATGCGCGACTCGGCCATCAAGATGTAGTCGGCGACCTTGGACATCGCCGGACGCATGTTGATGACATTCGAGCCCATCCGCGTCAGCCGCGCTCGGATCTTGGTCCCACCGATGACGTCGATCTCGACCCTCACCAGCGTTGCGCTCCGGCCAGGCCGTTGTCATGGAAGCTCCACTTCGGAGCAAGCGCCGACTCAGCGGTGGGCTCAGTACCACCCTCCATGCTGAGCAGCAGCGCCGCGAGCTTGCCGTCGTAGAGCTCCTTCAGCTCCGGGTACGGCGAGCGTCCTGAGCGGACCTGCTCCGGGTAGTAGCTAAGCTCGATTCGCATGGCAGCGCCGAGAGCGATCAGCGCCTCGACCTCATCCGTGAACGCATCCGGGAAGTCCTCGCCGACCGCGCCGGTGACATCGGTCGCCGCCTGCTGAATGATCGAGTGCACCTCCGCGCCGCTGGGACGAGTGCTGTCGGTGAAGGTGCCGAGCTCAACCCCGAACTGGTTCTTCGTCCTCGCCCTGATCAGGACAGCAACGTCGGTGACGCTGGGGTAGAACGGCGGGTCGATGCGGTGGTGCACCGGCTCCGTCGGCAGCGCGGTGTCGCCGCTGACATCCTTGAAGGTGACCCGGTACCAGCCCTCGTCGAGCGTCGCCTGATCGGTGGTGAACGAACGCGGCTTCGGATTCTCCGGGTCGGCATCCGGGTCGGGGAAGGTGATCTCCTCGATCTCGGTCCACGGCCCATCCTGGTCGACGGACTCCTCGATTGAGACCTTGGCCCACGGCTCCCCGTCGAAGCGGGGAGTGGGAAGGTAGTCAACGAAGGTTACGACGTTCACAGAATCTCTCCTCTCGAGGGACGCGAGACATCGCCTGATTCAGAACCTGACAAACCGGGTCGACCCTGGCTGGACAGACGACCCGGACCGCCCGAGTAGAGATTGCCAGTCTTGATCGCCGCAAGAAGTATCCCGACGACCACACTCGCGATCTCCTCAGCTGCACCCAGGTCACCGGCCGCAAGGCTAACCAGCATGTCGGCTAGCTCGCCGCTCGAAGAGGTCTCCGCCCCTGACAGGGCTGCACCCAGGGCAGCTAGGTCAACGCCTGCAGCAGAATCGAATCCCCCGATGGCCAGTCTGGTGGTCTCGGTGTTCGTCCCATCTGTGTCGGTGCCGGCAACGCCGGTAGACATCGTGGCGGTGTCAGAACCGGCTCCTGACTGGCTGACTGCGATAGCCGTCTGAAGCGTAGCAGCGAGGTCAAGACCCGAGCCGGTCTGGAGCGCCAGCAGCGAGGCGACGGCAGCGGCGAGCTCGGTCTTCGGTCCGTTCACATCACCGCTGAGAAGCGCGACCACGGGGGTGGCGAGCTCAGTGATGGCGCTCGTCGCGTCGTTGCCGGTCAGCTGGACCGTAGCGCCCGTGATCTGCCCAACCTCGGACGGGGTTCCGGCGGCGTCGGAGGTATTGACGAAGACTACGCCTACCTGGACGGAGCCGCTCTCACTATCAGAGCCGCTGTCAGTGACCGCGAAGGCGATCGCGACCACGCCGGTCTCACCGTTCGCTCCATCGGCGTCAGAGACGACCGTCAGGACGCTCAGTGCCCCCAGCTCGGTCTTCGGTCCGAGCGTGTCGCTGACCGCCAAGGCGAATGTGAGCGCGGCGGTCTCAGCCACCGAGCCGAGAGCGTCTGGAACGGCGATCGCAGTCGTCAGCTGGATGACCTCTGTAACCGTACCGTCCACGTCGCTGCCGGTCAGCGATGCCACGATCGCGGTCAGCTCGTTGTTCGCGCCGTCAGCATCCGAGACCGGTAGTGCCGCCGCGAGGCTGGTCGCCTCGGTACTGGCTCCCTGCGCGTCGGAGGATGATTTCGGAACCGTGACCTGAGTAGCCTCGGTCTCGCTACCGTCCGTGTCCGTCCCGGCGAGCTGGGCGGTTTGCACGACCGTCTCGTTGTTGGCCCCGTCAGCGTCCGATACTGAGGCACTGGCAGCCAAGGCGGTCGTCTCCCCATTTGCGCCGTCTGCGTCAGAAGCCGACTCCTGCGCCGTGAGCGCCGTAGCCTCGGTCTCGGTTCCATCCGTGTCGGTCCCTGCCTTCGGCACCTGCACCGCACCAGCTTCCGTCTCAGTTCCGTCGGTATCGCTGACAGAGGCTAAGAAGACCGGCGTAGCCGTCTCGGTCTTGGAACCCGGCGTGTCAGTGACGGTCGCCGAAGACACGAGCGAAGTACCCTCGGTCGCGCTACCGGAGGCGTCGCTGGCCGAGACGGGCGTGGAGGTCGCCGACGGGAATGCGGCTTCGACGGTGATGGCGTGGAATCGCACGTCAGGCGTAGCGTCGCCGGACGAGAGCAGCCTGAGCTTGAGCGCGTCGAAGGCAGCATCGGTCCAGGCAGAGGAGCCGTCCAGCCGCTTGGCGTAGAGCTTGCTCTTGTAGATGGCAGACGTCGATCCGATGCTGGTGGAGACCGAGTCGTCTGTGATCCCTCCGTCTACCAGTGTGATACGAGCATCGTTTGCGCCGGTGCCCTGCGAGACGAGCCGAGCATAGAGCTTGATCGCGGTGGGCGCGACGGCCTCAGCTGAGTCCTCGAGAAGATATTCGGCGTAGTTGGCCCCAGACGGCTCGGTTGTCGACGGGGCACCCTTGATCGTGAACATGATGCCTGCCGAGGCGAACGAGCTCGCACCCGAGAGCGCGAACGACTTGGCTGCGATCGCGGTGTTGCTGGCCCCAATCGGCGCGGTATCGAGATAGAGATGGTTGTCCGACCCGGCCGTATTCGACAGATCAGCTCGCTCGGTCCAGGTCAGCGACTCGCCGGTGAGTACGGATGCAGTGCCGGTGTCGTCGAGGCGACCGCCAAGCACGAATAGCAGGCTACGGGCCTCGGCGGCGATACCCGAGATCGCGCCTACCGTGGTCGTGGAAGCAGCGAAGTTCCCTCGCGTCCCGATGGTGCCGATGGGACTGCTCGTGTCAGCGCCAGTAAGTCTGACAGCCGTTGCCAAGGCGGAGTCGCCTGAGTTGCTGGCCGTGTAGCCCGTGAACGAGATATTCGGCAGTGTGTCCCCGGCCTGCCATACACGGTAGAAGGCAGCGATCGAGCCACCAGTGCCGAGCTCGGTGCCGAGGTTCATCTTGCCCCAGCCCGCCGGTGTGTTGATCGACTTGCCAGCAGCAGTGGCCCGTGTGTAGACACAGACGATGACGAGGTCGCCCACCGAGGGAGCGTTGTCCCACGCACCCCACGCAGAGATCGAGCCACCGTTGGTGCCGGTTGCATCGGCTTCTCCTGCCACGACGGGAGCGGCCGAGGGAGGCGCTACCGCTGACTCGATTCTGATGTAGTCCGGGTCACTGGTCATCAGCGGAGAGTCGTCGATCGCCTGATACGACGTCGTCTCCGACGGAGTCAGTGCTGTGGCCGCGCCGGACACGTGCTTGATGTACGACGACGGATTCGCGTCGAGGTTGTGAGTGCCTACCGCTCCTGGACGGTATCCCTTGACGTTGTAGGCTCCGAGTGGGTAGTCACCGGACGTCTTGCTCAGGACGAGATCGTCGAAGTAGTGGTCGACCACCTTGTCAGTCGCGATGTCCTGAATGGTTCCAATCTCGTAGCCGCCCAGGCCGGTCGCTCCAGAAGAGCTCTTGACTACATTGGTCTGGGTGACCCCGTCAATCTTCCACTCGACTGTGAGCGTGCCGCCGCTGAACGTCCGTCTGAAATCGATGACGTACTCGGTACCGGCGCTGATGGTGCTGGCCGATCTCTGCTGCGTCGTCGTGTTGCCAGAGCCCACCCAGCAGCAGAGCTTGGTGTCATCGAAGCCGAAGTAGACGTACTCGGAGAAGACTTCGTCGGTGACGACGAAGAACGCTGTTCGTCCACCCGCATCCTGCAGCGTTCCGACTTTGACCCTGAACGAGCCAACCATCGTCGTCGTGAGTCCCGCCAGTGTGTCCAGAAACCGATCGAAGACGATGTCACCGTCCACCCACTGGAAGTAGGCGCAGCGATCGCTGCTGCCCAGGCCCGGCGTGTTGTTGGACGCGACGCTTGAGAGACTGGGGTTGAAAGTGCTGTCGAAGATTCCGCCGCCACCGACGTCGAGAATGGGACCCTCAAGACCCAGGACATCGATGAGGTCGGCCACTAGCGGTCCCAGCCGTTGTAGTAGAACGGGGGCCAGCAGGTCAGCACGGCTCGCGACTTACCGACGTTCGGATCGTGGTTCACGTCGCAGAGCGCGACATAGTAGACCTGCCCTCCGAGCGCGGCAGGGGCCACGATGACCCGGCCGCTGACGGTATGCCCCTCATCGCAGCGAACCGGCACGAAGATGCTGTTCCGCTCCTGGTTGGTAGGAGCTCGGTTGGTCCAGCCCTGTTGGGTCAGCCGGTCCATCAGCCGCAGCAGCGCATCCCAGCCAGACGCCTGGAAAGGCGAGACCGCTGCTCCGGCCGGTGGCCAGTTAGTCGGCATAGACGCAGCAGGGCGGAAGCCGAAGCCTCCGCCCTGCGTCCCCTCTCGCTACGAGAAGGTGATCGAGGCGGTGAGCGTCCACGTCCCCGTCGTCTTGGAGCCGAGGGACTGAACCTTCCGGTTCAGGTTCTTGGTACCGGTCGTGAATCCGGCACCGGACGCGGTCGTTGCACCCGCCGAGACGGACCACTCCGCCCAGGTGTAGTTGGCCTCCGTCGTGGTGAAGTCGGAGCGCCAGTCGACCTGCTGGTTGGTCCGCTGCGGGTACGTGGCGACCATGCCCTTGTAGAAGCGGTTGGTCGCAGCCTGGAGTTCCGTCTGCGTCGCCGCTTCCGCCGTGGACGAGTCGCCGACCCCGATGTACGACGAGCCGTTGTTGTAGGCGTTGCCCGCCGTCTGGTTGTTCAACGCTGCGATCATCAGATCGAGCATCTGCTGGATGCCCTCGTTGAGCAGCAGGTTGCCCTCCCGCTCCTCGACGGCATCCGGCTCGATCAGCAGCTTCCGAAGCCAGTCACTGGTCACGCCGTGCGAGACCGGGATCAGCTTCGGAACCAGGACGACCTGGGTGAGATCGCGGCCGGCAATCCTCGAGGCCACCTTGTCGCGCAGCCCGAGGACCGGCTTGAGCTCGTACCCGTCCTGGATGTGACTGATGCCGAGCCGCTCCAGCTCCCGCTGGGCGAACTCGATCTTGTCCTGCTCCCACTTCTCGCAGAGCCAGTGGGTGCGGATGACGCCCGAGATGTCCCCGCCCTCGAGTAGCGCCGTGGCGGACGCGCCGCTGGAGCTACGGGCACTCGGCTCGAGACCGTGCGTCTCCATTACGACACCTCCTTCATCGACTTGTGCTTGAGGAACTGGGAGATGGACTCCTCGGCAGCGGCCGTGGCCTGCTCGACGAGGTGCTCCTTGCGGGCATCGCCCTTGTAGTGCTTGAGGAAGTCGGCGTCCGTGAGGCTGTCGCCCTCCTCGAAGTACGTGGTCTCACCGGTCGGCACCATGGCCGTGACATCGGTGTACACCTCGCGCTCCTCGTGAACGGGAAGCCCGATCCGAGTGAGCGCCTCGAACTTTCGTGCTGCCATCGAAGCTCCCTTCGCTCACGAGGTGGGGACCGACGCGCCCATGCCAGGAAACGCGCCGGTCCCCCTGGAGGGGCGACCTACTGGTTGCCCCGCTCGATGATCGCCTCGAGACCCGCGACGACGCCCTTGCGGGAGTCGCCGCCCTGCGCGATCGACTCGGCCTCGAGGACGCGCTGAGCGGTGTCCGGGTCGCTGCCCGCGAGGGCAACGGTGTCCTGGACGCTCAGCTTGTTCTCCTCGATGTGCTCCGCGATCTCGTGCTCGCCCATCTCGCTGGCGTCGAAGGTCGTGTTGACCTCCATCGGGTTTCCGCCCGAATCGGCGATCCGCTCCATCTCCGCCAGCTCCTCGTCGTTGAAGAACGAGCCGAGACGCTCGCCCTTCTTGAGATCGGCCTCGCGGATCTCGTCGACGCTGATGACCTGGCCGCGCTTCGCGACGCGCTCCGCGAAGACGTTGACGCCCGGCATCGAGTCGGACTCCGTCTCCTCGAAGTACGGGAAGAGGAGGTGCTTCACGACGCGGGTGTCACCCGAGTAGGTGACTTCCTGCTCCTGTGTGCTCACGTTCCTCCCCTTCCTAGCCCGCGAGTCCGGTGAACTTCAGGACCGCGAACTTGTTGTCGACGAACCAGAGAGGCCGGACCGAGGACTGCGTCCAGGTCTTCTGGGTTCCCCGGCCGTCACGCCACGTCTCGGTGGCCAACGGCTGCTCGACGCGCATCTCGCCGACCTGCCCCTGCGCGATGGCGTATGCCGTGCCCGCCGCCACGCGGTTGGTGACGAAGATGTCGATCCCGGCCGAGCGGAGGATGTCCGCCAGCCCCTGGCCGTAGACCGTGGCCAGGTTCATGTACTCCTGCGGATTCATGATCCACAGGTCGTACACGATGCCGAGCTCCTCCGTCTCCGCCTGGAACTGCGCCAGGGCGAAGTCGCGTGCCGGCCAGAGGTTCGCAGCCGAAGCCGACGAACCGGCCGTCACGACCGTCGACCAGTTCCGGCCCGTGACCGTGCGGGAGCCGGACGTGATCGCGGCCTCGAGGACCTCGACCGCCCGCTGGTTCAGCTTGCGGACGATCGTGTTGGCGAGCTGCCGGACGTGGCGGGTGTACTCCGCGACGTTGTTGCGGTCGCGGGCCTCGTCCGTGGTGTAGAACTTCCCGCCCCACTTCTCGACCGTCGCGACCTTCGGGACGCGGCGCTCGGACGTGACGAGCGGGAACTCGGCACCCGGCTCGACCCGCTGGATGTCGCGGGTGAGGTACAGCTCGTTCGCCTGGAGCTCGTCGTAGACGACGGCCCCACCGGTGACGCCTCCGGCGCTGGTGAAGACGCGGTCCGCGAAGAACCGCTGCAGCGTCAGGTCCATCAGCGACCGGGTGACCCGGGTCGGCTGCTGGAGCGCCATGTCGACGGTGATGGTGGTGGTGCTCACCGTCGGCGGACCGAGCGGGTGGAAGACGGCCGACGGATACGTCGACGCCTTCAACTCCGCACCGGCCCGGATGATCCCGCGCTTGAGAAGGTCGGGATCCTCGAGCTCGACGCCGAACGGGACCGACCAGTCGCCGATCTCTCCGCCGACGAACGAGTCGACGAACTCGGTGAGTTCGCTGGAGTTCAAGTTGCTTCCCTCCCTTCTACTTGTAGAGCGCGATCTCGGCGTCGGCCCCGTTGGCCGCACCAGTGCACGCGAGTCCGAGGGCCTTGCCCGCCGCGAGCGGGATCGCTGCCCCGTTCGCGTCCGACTGGACCTCCTGCCCGGCCGTGATGGCCGCGCCTGCGGTGACGGGGACGATCCCCTCGCGGATGACCGGGACCATCGTGTTGATGGCCGCGTCCCACATCGCCACGCCGAACGCCTTGTCGCCCGCGACCGTCTGGGCGACCTGGTACGTGCCGCCGTCGCCTGCGGCAGAGAGACCCGGGCCGCTGATGCGGTTCCCCGAGATCTTCACGAACTTCTTGCCGGTCACCGCTGCCGAGCAGCGAGCGGTGATCCGATCGGCGACCTCGTAGTAGGGGATGACCTCGTTGGCCGGCATCGCCTACGCCTCCCTTGCCTGCAGGACGGTGCCCCGGCCGGGGATCGACTGACCCGCCGCGAGCGCCTCCCGGTTGCGCTTGGCCTCCGGGAACCACTCGTCGGGCAGACCACCGTCGTCGCCCTCGATCGTGGTCCCGCCACCGGTCCCGACCGAAGCGCGAAGCTCGACCGGCACCAGCCCGGGGGCCAGCTTGTTGATCAGCTCGACGGTGCCTGCGCGGTCGGCACCCAGAGCCGCCTTGTAGTGCTCGCGGCGAGCGGGCGGGAACTTCCCGTCCTTGATCGCCTGGTCGAGCAGGGCGTCGTTCTCGCGGTCGAGCGTGGAGGCCTCGAGCCGGAGACCGGCCGCTGCGCCCTGCTTGAGCTGCTCGAACGTCGCTCTGTCGATCGTGACCGTGCCCTCGCCCGCGCTGGCCGTCGTGTCCGGCTCGGGAGAGTCCGGCGGCGTCGCGCCGGTGGGCTCGTTGGCCGGGGGAGTCGGATCGGGTGCGTCCGTGCTGCCCGGCTGCTGCTGTGGATCCTGCTCCGGCGAGGGGTTGTTCCCCTGACCGGGGGTCGGCCCTGTCGGCGCGGGAGCCGGGTTGGTACCGGCGTCACGCAGACGGTCGACCTCGGCGAGGACCGCTTCCTCGGACGTTCCCTCGGGCAGTCCCAGCCGCTGGCGAAGAGACTCGAGGTCCACATCGCCTCCTTCCTGGGTCGCTTTGACCGGGCGGGACTCCGCCCGAGATGCGTACACGGCTGCCGGTTCCTCACCGGCCAGGAGGCCCGCCGCGATCATCGCCGTGGCTGCCGTCTTCTCCTCCTTGGTGGCCGTCGCTGCGACGTCCACGTAGTTGATCTTGATCTCGATCGGGTCCTCGAACGAGACCTCGTCGTTGGCGGCGCTGAACGGGATCCGGTAGAGCGTCCCGTTGTCGTCGTCAACGATCAGCTGGTCTGGCTCGAGCTCGATCGCTCGAATCCACCACCAGTACCGATCGCCGTCGGCAATCTGGTCGTAGAACTCACGACGAACGTCGTCCACGTTGACCGCCGCCGCCGTCTTCCTTCCGAACTTCATCGGATCACCTCCGGTTGCCAACTGGGCCTGGATGGCGGCAGCTAGCTCCACGTCCTCGGGCATCTCGTCGCCGTAGAGGAGTGGAAGGTCTTCGAGGACTGAACAGCCGGGCCAGTGTACGCCAAGCAGCTCGACGGCAGTAACGACTAGCCGCCACTTCTTGCCGGTCACTGTCTCGACATCCCAGTTGCCCTCGACCGAACGGTTGGGGTAGGCGACGGGCATGATGTCGGCAAGCCACTTGGGAACGCCGACATAGTCGCCGTAGATGGTTTGATCGTTGTCACCGAGCCGCATGTTGACGACCTTCCCGAACGCGGGCTCGTTGTAGCCGTTCTCGTCATGCACGGCACCCCGGCTCAGCTTCAGCCGGGGAGACGCGATAGCAGAGTCGTCCTGTGACGCTACGATCTCCCGGAGGTCATCCGGGGTGAACGTCGTCAGGCCCGTCTGCAACGGGTACTCGATCCCGGTAGACAGGATCGGGACGTTCGGGATGGTGACGAACGACGGCTTCATCTACTTCTTCGTCGTCCCGCCCCGCATCGCGTCGTGCAGCTGCTTCCCCATCCCCGCAGGCGGAACTCCGCCCGGGTACTGGTTCACCGGCTGCGGCGCAGCGGGCTTGATCTTCGTGTCGTTCACCTTACCGGCCATGCCTCTTCACACCTCCTCGTGCGTTGTGGAACGGGCAGACGACGGGAGGGAGGGAGCCCCCTCGCCCGCCGCCGCCCGTCCCAGGGTTCCCGGCTTCACTCGTCCTCCTGCGCCTGCGAAGGGTCGGGAGCGCCGGGATCCTGAGCGGGCTTGGTCGCCGTGGGCAGTGCCTTCTGATCCTTCGCCCTCTTTCTCGGACGCCCGCGCTTCGTGAGGCCCATCTCCTTGCGGACCGCATCTTCGAGGTCGTTGTCGGTGCGGATGACCTCCGCGTCGACCAGCGTCGCCAGAGCTTGGAAGTCGATCTCGGGGTCGTGCTCGAACGCCAGGCGCGGCACGAGCTCGGTCTCCTCGCCCTCGTTCCAGTCGACGTCATCCTCGAGCTGGAACTCGTTGAAGGTATCCGCCGCCCACTGCCCGACGAAGTCGAGGCCGCGGCTGAAGAAGTCGACGAAGGTGGTGCCCAGCGCCCGAGAACCGACCTGGTTCTGACCGAGCTGCATCACCATCAGCAGGAAGCGCCGAGCCATCGACTCGTCGTGGTACCGCATGGAGCCGACCACGTCGGATCCCGCCGCCCGCAGGATCTTCAGGTCGGCTCCAGGCGGCAGCCCTGCCCCGGAACCTTCGCCCTGCTTGAATTCGGACGCCATCTGCGCGACCTTGTCGACATCGCTCGGCAAGCTGCCCGGAGCGGCGATGCCGATGGGGACGCCGCCTGCGCGCTCGTGGTTGATGGCGTCGATCCGCATCAGGCGATCCTTGATCAGCCAGTTCTTGTAGCACTCGCGGAAGATGCTGCGGCCGAACCAGTTGCCGCCCTCCTGCTCCCAGATGTACGCGAGCAGACGGTCGACCGGGATCTCCGGAAGATCCCAGGGCTGGCGCAGCGGCGTGTAGCCATTGAAGATGTTCTGGCTGACGGAGATCAGCCCACCGTCCGAGGCGACCTTGATGTTCGCGATCGTCCGGGGCGGGATCTCCTGAAGGCGTCGAACGTGCCACTTGCCGTCGTCGCCGATCTTGCCGTACTGCTCGAAGTACTGGTGGCCGTAGATCAGCGCCCGGAAGGCACGATGGAGGTGCTGATGGAAGGTGAACCGATTCTTCTGGCGTCCCTTGGGCTTCGGATCGTCGCCGTTGATCGGAAGGTTGTAGTCCTTCGCGATCCGCTCGACCAGCGCGTCCTCTGCGCCGTTCGGGTCCAGGGTCCACTTCCAGTTCTGAACGGTCAGCACCGTGGCCCCGTACAGAGCCGCGAGCTGTGAGTCGGTGCGCATCTGCTCGTTGACCGCGACGCTGAGCGGCCACATCAGCTCTGGGACGTACTCGAACTCGTCCATCAGGTCCGTCCACGCCTTGTTCCGGGCGGTGGGCATCATGCCCGCCTGCAGGACTGACGAGATGAGGTCGGTGGGAGGGGAGGCGCTCCCTACGGTCTGGACGGCTACAGCCATCAGCTGCTCTCCGTCAGGCAGGCCAGGGGCAGCCAGACGTGGCCCAACGTCGAGGCTACCCCTGAACCGGCCCGCACCGAGGAGCCGCCATCGTCCCCCGGATTCTGGAAGGTATTTCGCACTGGATTCCTGTCCTCGTGGCCCTCACCGGGCGGAACAAGTCTCCCGAGCGGGCCAGGCTCGTTTGCGCGCATGGCGGGCAGGCTACTGGCCCGGCCCGGCGGGCTCAAAGAACGAATGTGGGCCGGGAGCGGCTCAAACGGCTTGGGCAAGCCGCTCCCGGCCTAGTGACCCCTTACGGCTCGGTCGGCTGCCCAGGCGGCACCTGGGCGTCGTCCTTGACGTTGCCGACGAACGGCTCGACCGGCTTGAGGACTGCACCCGCCGAGGCGTAGGCAGCCATCGCCGCGATCGCGCCCGAGACGATCTTGACGTAGGGGTTGTCTACCCAGATCGTGCCGGCGATCGCCGCCGAAGCGATGATTCCCTGGACTGCGATCCGAAGGTAGTACCTCGACATCGGGGACCTAAACATTCAGATCCCACCCCGCGAACAGGGCCACGAGCAGCACAATCAGGATCGCGAGCAGTAGCCAGTTCGCCAGCACCGGATGGTTCGGCATGTCCCTCCTCCCTAGTGACCGGGCCTCTCGGCCCCTTCGAGGTAGCGGTGCATCCAGAGCGCCCGCCACGTCCGCGGACCGACGATGCCGTCCGACGGCAAGCCGACGTGCTTCTGGAACGCCTTGACCGCGACCTCCGTCCAGTGGCCGAACTTGCCGTCCACCGGAATGTTCTGGTGCGCGGCGTTGAGCAGCCGCTGCACCTGCGAGACTCTCCAGCCGGTATCGCCCGGGCGAAGAGTCGGCTCCGGCTCCTTGACCGGCGGAGCAGGAGTGACGCCGAATGCCTTGACGGCAGCGACGTAGGTTCCCATCGGGAACGAGAAGCCCGGGTCCCAGTGCGTGCTGAGCCCGAACGCGCGACTGACCTCGAGATGGGTCGTGATGCCACGCATCCCCGCCGCGAGCTGTGGCGCGAGCAACGGGACGAGTGGAATCTTGTGCCGCTTGCAGATCCCGGCGGCGAGCTGGGCGCTCTGCTTCAGCATCGCCTTCGAGTACGGGTCACTCCACTCGGCGAGGTTCTGCCGAGCGAACCCGGCGTGCTCGAGCTGGATCCCGTCGTGGTTCGCACCCGGAGCGGCCCAGGCGACGTCCTCCTCGCTCACGCACTGCACGACCGAGTCGTTGTCGATGCAGTAGTGGCTCGACGCCTTGGCTACGGGCTTCGCGAAGTAGGCGGCGCAGGCTTCGGCCGTGTCGCCCTTCTCCGCGATCTCCATCGAGTGAATCACCAGCAGGTCGATCGGTCGCCCGGTCGCCTCCGTGTGATTCGGACTCGGGACTTGCTTGATCGTCATGCTCCCTCCCTTCCTACAGCTTGCGCCGTAGAAGATCGCTGGTGAGGCTGGAATCGCGAATCACATCGACAACCAACCCCACCAGCCCTGTATCGACCGTGCTCATCATCGCCGCGTCAGCGCGGTCCGGGCTTGGAAGACCGCGCTTGCGCATGTCGTCCTTGGACTCTAGCTGAATCCTGCCTGTAGAGTCAAGGAACCAGCGAATCGAGAGGAGCTGAGCAGCGAGCTGCTCGTCTTCGGGGTCGAGATCGATCAGATCGGCCTCGAACATCTCCCTGAAGCGCCAGTACTGCTCGGCGCGTCTGTTCTTGAATTTGGTCTTGTCGAACGCGGCCTTACCCCCGTGGAACGCGCCGACCTCGTAACCCTGCTCGCGCAGCCGGTCGTAGACGCCAGCGCCCAGTCCGTCGGCGTCGATGATCGCCGGCACGACCACCTGGTTCTTCAGAAGTTCGTTCAGGGGCTTGGCGATCATACCAGCCGTCTCCATCGTGTCCTGCTTGAAGCCGCGTTCCTCGAGCCTGATCTGCCCACCCCGGTTGCGGTACAGGACGGTCTCGTCGTCGCCGAATCTTGCAATGTCGGCCGCGAATCTGCCTCGCTCGAAGCCCGGGAGGTTGCGAGCCTGGGCGTCCAGGATCATCCGAGGCGTGAACAGCGTGTCGTCGGTGACCTCGGGGAACTCGGCCTCGACCTTGCTGAGCCAGAGCGGGCTACCCTCGCCCCAGCTCTTCTTGGCGGTCTCGACCCAGAGCGGCCCCACCAGCACCTCACGCATCTCCTCGGTAATCATGTGCCGCTCCTCAGGCAGCTCGCGGTGCCGGTTGAAGCTCTGACAGACCTTCTCGGTGAAGTTCGGGGTGTCCCAGACCGGGATCGTGATGACGTTCCAGCCTGAGCCCGGCTTGCAGACCTCTGCGAAGTGACTGGTCGGGTCCATCGGGTTGCCGATTGCCAGCACGCGGCAGTGCTCGTTGGTCACGAGCGAGAGGACCGCGTTGTAGAGCTGCTCAGGGACGCCGTCGGCCTCGTCGATGATGACCAGGACGTAGCGGGCGTGGATCCCCTGGAACGCCTGCTCGTCGTAGTCAGCGGGCTTGCGGCCCATTGCGATCAGCTCTTCGGAGGCGTCAGCCCGCTTGCCCCCGTCCTCGGCCATGTGCCACTTGCAGTCGAGCGTGACGCGGCCTCTGAGGTTGCCCTTACGGTGCGCCCGGCGCAGCTCCCGCCAGAGAATCGCCTCGATCTGCGGCCAGCTCGGGGCTGTACTCACGACGAATGCTGAGCCGAGCGGGTGGACGGAATTCCACCAAGTCGCGGCTCGGGCAGCAGAGAAGGACTTCCCTGGCCCGTGGCACGCCTTCACCGCTGTGAATCTGTTGTCCCGCACGCTCTCGAGGATCTCCCGCTGGCGAGACCAAAGCTCCTCGCCGAGCTCGTCCCGTACCCACGCCACCGGATCAGTGATGTACGGATCCGGCTCGGGGAACAGCTGCTCGAGCATGATCTCGCCGACCTCAGTCGGCATGTGGAAGCGCGGGACGCTCACGCGGCTCTCTGCATCTGCGAGAGGTGTAGGCCGCAGGCTTTCTCGCCCGGCCGAGGCACTCGACCGCACTTCTCGCCCGGACGGGCGCTGAATGGGCCCAGAATCGCCTGGCACTTCCTTCCGTCCGCTGTTCGCCGCCTGGGGACGCTATATGGCCCCTTCTTACCGCCTGAGACCGCCTTCCTACGCGCCTCTGAGATCTGTTCTTTGAGCTCTCTGCGGCGTTCGAACGTGAGATCCGCCCGCTTGAGCTCCATCAGCTGTCACCCTTCGGCAATTCGAGCTGCTGACGCTCCAGCTGGTTCCACGCCTCTCTGACGACCTGCGGAATCATCTTGCGCCCCTCCTCGGACAGATGTGGCATGATCGGGTCAAGGATTGACTTGACGAAGCTCGAGAGCATGCTGCCGTACATCTCGGCCATGCGGACCTGCCGCTCCTGCAGGCCGAGCTTGATCGCCTGGCTCGAGTAGTTGGCGAGAGCGTCGCGGGCGTGGCGTAGCTCGCGGCCGGCAAGGGCCATCTGCTTGCCGGCGATGGTGTCCTCGTACCACTCGTGCTCCTCGAGCTCGGCGATCTGTAGCTTCCAGAACGCTACTTCACCGGCGGCGAGTCTGATGCACCACATCAGCGCGTTGAGCGGGTCGGTCTCGATCTCCTCGCCGAGCAGCACCGCCAGCTGCTCTCCCGCCGCCGCTTTGATGTGGTTTGGAGTGCTACCGCCGTGGAACTTGCACTTGCCGATGCCCGGGTGGTCGGTGCCCCATCCGGCAGCCAGCAGGCAGCGTCCTCGCTTCTGCCCCGGCCCTCGGTCTCGCTTCTTCGCCCCGCAGACCTTGCCGTCGCCCATCTTGAATTGCCTGACCTTGTGGGTCTCGACGGTCTTGCCTCCGGGTAGCGTCTTGACGTGTGGCATGTCAGGTCACCCCGTTGTCTGCTCGGTCCTTGTCGATGAGGTGAATCTCGTCGTGGAGCTTCTTGATGAACAGGTTGATCAGGTAGGTGCGATTGCGCCTGCCGCCGCCGTGCTTCGGTGCCTTCGCGATCTCGTGCGCCAGGCCGTAGGCGTACCGCTGGAGCTTCTCTTCTGTGCTCATAGCTTCCCGAAGTTGAGGTTGCGAGAGGTGCGCACCTTGCCTGCCGCATCGAAGATCATGTCGTAGGCTTGGCGGGGTTGGGCGCGGGTGCCCTGGAGCTGATAGAACGCCACCAGGTTCCAGTGATTCCGCGCCCAGGTGTTCGCTCTCTGCTCTGAGGTGGGTTGGCGGCCATAGAGATGGCCTTGCTCGTGCGCCACTGCAAAGATGGCGACTGCCCGGGCGGGCGTGATGGTCTTGCCCCGGAGGCCCTGGGCGACGTAGCTCGTGACCCGGCGGGTATCGAACTCGATCCAGTTTTGTGGGGTCCCCGCGAAGGCCCGGCCTATGTAGGGGCTGGGGATGTCCCAGGTGTAGCAGGGCAGTTGGAGTCGGTGGGAGAGGTACGCGAGCCTCGAGCCCGTCGGCTCTGCGGCTTCGGCGGCTGGCTGTGCATAGGACATGACCTGCGCCCTGGCTGTTCTCTCTGTGTGGTGTGGGGTGGAGGAGAGTACTGAGGAGAAGGGGAACAGTAGTGATGCGAATATCACGGAGAAGGTGGGGAGGTGATATCGGGTGGATGCGGGTCGCACGCCTCGGGAGTCCCTTCGGCTAGTTTTCTGGACGGACTACGTATTCGAGATGGACTACGGTCATGCGCATGAGGGTAGCCGTTCGGTCGGCCGGTGGCGGGGTCCGGAGCGAGGCCTCGATCGCCCTACCCCGGGCCAAGCCCAGTGCCCATGCGGGTTTGCGGGCCACGCAAGTTAGAGGGCACTGACCGCCCCTGCACGGCCACAGGAGCCCTGTAGCGGGCCACCCCAGCGAATCCCGCCCCAGCGTACCCCCGTCCGGCGCATCGCCGTAGCAGCCCGATGGAGGCCGTCCACGGCCGTTCGCGAGATATTCCCGCTATTTGCGGGAATTTCGATCGTCCAGGGGGTAGGCAACGGCCGTGTCCTAGGGCATGATCCCCTCGTCCCCCGGGTGAGCCGGGGGAGGCGAGGCCGATACTCCCTCGCCCGGTCGCTCCCCGATAGCGGGTGACGCGGCCGCCACCGGGCCACGCGGGTGCCGCTCGCGAGGGAACGGCCGAACGGCGGGTCGCCACGTAGTACCGGCGACCGCAGACGGGCTGCTACGTGACCGCGCGAACGCGCGGGCGGGTCGGGCAGGGACGCGTCCGCCGTAGTGGCCCGCGCCGAGACACGGCCGCGCGGGGGACCAGGGTTAGCTCGCGGGGTTCAAGCCGTACCCCGCAAACGTTCGCGAACCGGCTCACGGCCGGTACGCGGCACCGACCGAAAGCACGGGCGCACGGAAACCCGGCCGGGGGAGGGAGACGGACGGACCTAGTCAGCCGTCCCGCACCCCGACCCGTTACCGGGGGAGGGACCGAGGGGAGTAGGACGGAACGCCGCGTACCGGTACAGCGTCGCGGAGCGAACGGCCCGGGGTACCGGGCAGCGCCCTCGCCGCTACCCCGCGAGGGACCGCTTGGTAGGGCGGTCGAAGCGCCGACCCGTCACCCGCTACGGCCGGGACGGATCTCGACGCTTCGGCGGCCCTACCGGGTCGGCGGCCGAAAGGCTGCACCTACCAGTTCCAGGAGGAACTCGCATGACCGCCATCACCCTCACCGACGAGCAGATCGCCGTGGTGACCGCCCCGTCGACGAAGTACGCACCGGCGGAGTACAAGGCACGGCTCACGGAGATCCTGAAGTCGAAGAAGGCCACCGGCCGGATCGAGGCGGACTTCACGGGCGTCAAGCCGCAGCACGTGGCTCACATGCTCAAGAAGCTCATGCCGAAGAACGCGCCGAAGGCCACCAAGGTGACGATCGACGCGCAGTACGGCGTCTGCATCACCTTCTAGCCCTGACGAGCTCGCAGGAGCGAAACGGGCGAGGCCCACCCGGGTCCGCCCGTCGGCTAGCCGAAAGTCCGCAAGCCACCTACCCGAAGGAGACGAAATGCCTCCGGAGATCATCGAGCTTCTCGATGGAGCCGGGCACAGCGCCTGGCTGGTCGGCATCTTCAAAGAACTCCACGCGGAGGTCGACGGAGAGCTCGCCGACCCACCCACCAGTCCTGACGAGCGGTAAGACCGCGAAACGGCCGGTAAGACTACGGCCGTCGGCTGGAGAACTCATGCCCTGCTACGCATGCGCATGCACACACACGAGGCCTAAGCTACCAGCCGCTGCCTCCCGCACGCGCATACATGCGTACAGGGGAGTGCAGAAACGCCAACTACCAAACCGCCCTCGTCCGCGCAGGCGCATACGCGCATGGAGAGGGAGAGGGAGAGGGAGTAAGCCATGACTCGCGTGATCAACGACGTCATAAGTCATGTCCGCATCGATTGCACGGCCGGGACCGTCGTCATCGTCTCGACCAGGTACTCACAGCAGCGGCGCGACTACGACTATGAAGACGTCAAGCGGTGGGCTGCCCTGATCGACCACAGCGTCACCCCGGCGCTCGACCTGCAGGAGTTCTTCGAGGGCGAGTTCGGGCGGCTGGTAGGTGAAGACGTAGCACGCACGGTCTTCAACCACATCAACCAGCTGGTCGACAGCGCGATCTCCGTCATCATCTAGCCTCTGACGAGCTCAGAAGAGCGAAACGAGGGCGCACCGCCCTCGTCAGGCTATAACCTACCAGGGAGCCATCATGTCCAAGACACTGCAGCTGCTCCTCATGGTCTGGGTCGTCGCCGTAGGCAGCACGGTCTTCATCGGCTGCCTCGTCGCGATGATCCTCACGGGTGACATGTGATGATCGAGTACATCGACATCGACCTGAACCCGCGCGACCACCAGGACTGCATCGCCAAGTGGGCAGCCTACACGATCGCAGAGATCGAAGAGCTGCTCGCCAAGCACGCAGCGTTCCACGAGTACCTCCAGACACACGCCGCTGACGAGTCCTAGGCAAAGGACGAAACCGGCCAGCTCCGGCTGACCGGTCCGGCAACGCCACCTACCAGAAAGGAACCATCATGGCCGATGCCAAGATCACGCTCAACCTCAACCCTCGCGAGTTCGACATCATCCGCGAGGTGCTGAAGGGAGCGCGTGACGTCTGCTCCGAGCGCAGCAAGCTCTCGAGCGAGTGGAACCAGGGCGCGTCCAAGGACGAGCGCCAGGCGAACAACGCGCTCGGGATGGAGCTCGAGGGCATCCTCGGCAAGCTGAAGTAATGCTGAAGAAATTCGGCATCTACAGGGAGCCGCGTCGCACCACCAGCCAGGTCTCCTGGTCTCGACCACGGCCCACCCGCGTGGAGGTCGTCGTGGCCGAAAGCCCGATGGAGGCTGCCGGGATCTTCCTGAAGAACCGGCCGGATGGTGGCGGATGGCACACAGCCTCCGCGATCATCGAGCTGAGGGACAGGCGTCGCAGCGGAGTCATCTACGTGCGACGCTTCACGCCCACCGGGCGATACAAAGGCGAGACTAAGTTCCTGGTCTGGCCACTCTAGCCGCTGATGAGCTCGTTGGCGACGAGCGAAACCCACCTTCGGGTGGGTCCGGCACTGCCAACTACCAGTGAGGAGAGCACCATGTCCCGAAGGCAGACCACCTGCGTCAACGAGCGCGTGGCGGGCAACCGTCGCCTCTCGGTGAGCGGAACGTCACCGGTCAGCCACGAGCCCTACACACCGGGCATCGTGGACCAGACCACGATCCACGACGACAGGGACCAGTGGAGCTGGACTCCCGCAGACAGCTACGGCCGCGTCTTCGCCACCAGCGACGAGCGCGACGAGTTCCTGCTGGAGCGCGGCTACACCCGGCCCTGGTTCCGCTCGCCGCAGACGCGGGTCGCACACATCCTCAGCCAGCTGGAGAACCGGCCGATGGTCGTCTTCAGCCCCAGCCTCAATCAGATGGTGTATCCGCACAATCTGACGGACCGCGAGGCGATGGAGTGGGTCGCCAGGTACCAGCGCGACCGCGCCATGAAGTCGCTGATGCGGAATCGCGGCTACAAGAGGATGCGCGATCTCTGGATCGACCACCCCAAGTGGGGCAAGCGGTTCCGCGATCGCGAGGAGCACGAGTTCGAGATGGCCCGCGCCAAGGCGTCCGGCTACGACTCGGTCTAAGCCCCTGACGAGCCAGTGAGATCCTGGCGAAACCGCCCACCCGGGCGGTCGGGCTAATCTACCAGAAAGGAGCCCTCCATGCTGAACATGGACATGAAGGTCAACGGCAACAAGCTCGTCATCACCGTGGATCTGAAGAAGGAGCACGGGACCTCGGCGAGCGGCAAGTCGACCATCATCGCCTCGAGCCAGGGCAACCAGCAGGTGCCCGGTGCCGACGGCGTCAAGATCGGCCTGAACATCTACAAGCCGGTCAAGTAGTCAGCCCACTGACGAGTCGCTGCGACGCGACGAAACCCCGCTCGGAGGTGCGGGGTCTGGGCAATCTACAAGGAGGACGCATGCCCAGCAACCTACCACCGGGAGTCAGCGAAGGCATGATCCCGGGCAACCGTCCTGAGGACACAGCCGACGAGGCGTTCTGGCTGGCGCTCGAAGAGAAGTTCGAGAAGGAGTGCCCGGACCACGCGCCGATCATCGAGAGCATCTTCAACGGCAAGTTCGATCTCGGCTCGCTGCCGAACCCGGCGAACCAACTCGAGGCTGCGGTCGTGGCGCTCGTCACAGTCGCACGCGAGATGGGCTACAACGTCGGCTTCGACGAGGGCAAGGACCAGCAGGCGATCGACGAGGCTGAAGCTGCAGAGGCTGCAGCCTACGAGGAATAACCCACTGACGAGCTGGTGAGAATCCAGCGAAACCCCTCGCGAGAGGGGTCTGGGCACCCTACCAGAAGGAGCTCGAAATGAGCGAGTCCCACAGCGTCAAAGTCCCCAAGCAGCACAGCGTCCTCGTCGAAGAGGCACGCAAGCTGGGCGGGATGGCCGGTGTGAACGCCGCGTCCTGGTACTTCGATAGCTCGGATCCCAAGGATGAAGACTTCAAGCGTGTCTTGAAGGGCCTCGCCGATGGGGATCCTGCCATCCTCGACACGCTGCCGAGTGGCTGGCTCGCCGGTGAGTATGCCGACGACCCCACTCCGCAGTCGCTGTACCGCGAGCTGGGCATGAGCGACGACCAGATCGAGGTCTTCTCACGCTACGGCCTGATCGACGAGATCAGCGATGCGTACGAGCAGGCCGCTGGCGAGGCAGCTGAAGCCTGGGTCGTGGACTACTGCCAAGAGCAGCTGCAGCGCGACGTCCTCTTCAAGATCGACGTCCGCGTCCCGCTGCACGAGCAGGATCCCGACAAGCTGCTGGCTGGCTTGACCGACTACCTCTCGCAGCACAACTGCGAGCTCCTCTCCGATGAGTGGGAGGAGAGCTGACCCCTGACGAGTCCGTTAGGACGAAACCCACCTCCGGGTGGGTCGGGTCATCTACCAGAAAGGATCCACCCATGCAGAAGCAGAACAAGCTGGCAGCCGAGCTGGTCTCGGGCGACCGGCTGATCGCTGCGAGCGACGGGCTCACCCACGTCGTCGACCGCGTGTTCTGGGACGGCAACGAGACGTTCGTCCTCTTCAAGGAGCCGACGCGCTCCTGGGCACGCTACGCCAACCGGCTGTGCGTCCAGGTCGTCGAGCACTGGGAGACCTGGGACGAGGACTTCCCGTCCGAGCTGAGCCGCGAGTTCGGCCAGGGCTGGGAGTTCTCGAAGGACTTCCTGCTCCCGCTGTGGGCCGACGCCTGCCGCTGCCTGAGCGACGAGCTCGAGCTGGGCGTGCCCATCCCGAACGACGACGTCCTGCGCGAGCTCATCAAGCGCCGGATCACCTACGGTCTCAAGCTGATGATGTTCGGCAGCAACGGCATCGACGAGGCCACGATGGACAAGCTCGAGCTGCACGGCCTGTAGCCGCTGACGAGTCAGCTGGCAACTGACGAAACCCGACTTCGGTCGGGTCCGGCATGCCAACCTACCAGAAAGGAATGCCGATGCACGTACTGAGGAAGACCTTCGGGCCACTCAGCGCCGGTACGCCGGTCATCGTCATCTCACTGCCTCGCAAGCGGCGGGGGAAGACGGTCGAGCCTGGCTACGCAACCGTAAGGCTCCAGACGATCAGTCGGAAGCTGCGGGAGCAGATCCAGGATCACCCGGTGCACCACCAGCTGCTGAGTCCGTTCGATCTCGAGGCCGACCTGCTGGTCGCTCGTAGGTCACGGTCATGACCGACGCACATGAAGCTCTGCAGCGCAGGGCTGACGGTACGGCCCGCGACGTCGCGTCCATCGTGCAGGACACCGATCACCTTCGCGAGCAGTACGATGGTGATTCCGACATCGCGTACGACCTGTACGTGGAGGAGCTCAGGTTCGACGATGGCCGCAAGACAGTCGGCGTCATCGACATGGGCGATCTCTACCAGGGCGTCTTCGAGTGGGACGGGAAGGAGTGGCACGACGCTCTTCACCTGGGTACCCCGCCCGACATCCTGGAGCGCATCCTGAAGGCCAGGGAGTTCAACTCGCGCTTCTAACCCGCTGACGAGCCGGTGCAATTCCGGCGAAACGGTCCTTCAAAGTTGGAGGACCGTCCGGGTTCCTTCACCCGGCGCATCCGGTAGGATGCGCTCTACCACCAAGCACCACCGCGCAGAGCGGTGGGGAAGGGAGCACCAAATGCCCAAGACCAAGACCACGTCTTCCAAGAAGAAGACGCAGGCCAAGGGTCAGGACAACGGCTCGGCGAACGCTGCCGAGGCGAAGCGGGCAGCCCGCGAGGCGCAGACCGCCACGCAGATGGCCTACGTCGTCGAGCACTACGTCGACGGCGACGAGAGCCTGAGCGCGGTCGCGAAGCACCTCAAGATCACGCCGGGCAAGGCCGCGTTCCTCGCGATGCAGCACCGGGTCGCGGAGGGCGAGGTCCCGGCGATCACGGGCAAGACGGACGAGGCGCTGCTCAAGGCGATCTCGAAGGAGCGGAACAAGGCCGACGAGTACTCCTCGTGGGGCTGGCTCGCCGCTCGGTCCGGGAAGTCCGAGGGCTTCATCAAGACGGGCCTCGAGGCGCTCGGCCTCTACACGCCCAAGGCGGAGAACATCGCCAGCAAGCGGGCGGAGTCGAAGCCGAAGGCGACGTCGAGCAAGACGTCCGGCGGCAAGACCTCGGGCAAGAAGAAGCGGGTCCGGGGAAACGCCTAGCGGCGACCTCCTCTGATGAGGATCTGATCAGAGCTCTGCGCCCGGGTAGGATGGTCTCGATCAACTACCCGGGCATGGAGCCCATCGAGTGTCAGGTCCTCTCGGACGAACCCAGGATCTTCCCGCCCACCATGCTCGAAGCAGAGATCGCTGACGACGGCGAACTCCGCTTCACTGGTGGGCGGGCCTCCACCCTCCTTCAGTTCTACTCAGACAGAGGGATGCGGACTGTGAGGCTCGCCGACATCACCGTGCTGTAGCACAGCTTGGAGGGGGTCACCCTCGTGGCCCCCTGCGACGTGTGCTAAGGTACACGAGCAGGACCACTACCACCAGAAGGGAGCTACCGTATGGCGACAACGGATATCGCCAGCGAGGCCCAGATCAACTTCATCCGTGGGCTCTGCCGAGAGCGCGAGACTGAGAAGCTCTCCGACCGGCAGGTCGCGTGGCTCGAAGCCAACCTGGAAGGACTCGGGACGGCGGCGGGCGTGAGGCTGACGAAGGGTCAGGCTTCGAGGGTCATCAACACCCTGAAGGAGCTTCCGCACACCGGCGTCCGCCGACCGACGCACGACTGGCCTAAGATTCCGGCTGGCCGTTTCGCGGTCGTCGATCCGACCGACAGCGTGCTGAAGTTCTACAAGGTCGACCGCCCCACTGAGGGACGGTGGGCTGGACGGATCTTCCTCAGTGTCCAGGCATCCGACGAGCTGCACGCGGTCAGGGACCGGGTGCGGCGGGACGGCATCCTGACCGAGATCGAGAAGGATCCGAAGGAGGCAATGCTCCGCTACGGCCGAGAGATCGGCAGCTGCGGGCACTGCGGACGGACCCTCACCAACGAAGAGTCGCGACGGTACGGCATCGGTCCGATCTGTCGCGCGAAGATGGACTGGTAGGCCATGGCGAAGCCCACCTACGAGGAGCTCGAGCTTCAGGTGTCTCAGCTGCATCACCGCTGGTTCACACAGAAGCACCGGGCTGATAACCTCTACGACAAGCTGCGCAGGCTCGAAGGCAAGGTACGCACCACCATCGTGGTCGGAGAGCACGTCGACAGCGACGAGCTCTATCAGCTGCGCCGGATGGTGCCGAACAGGCCTCGCCCCACACTGCGTGAGCTGCGGAGGAAGGGACGCCATGCCGCCTAAGAAGAAGACGTACCATCGTGAGGTGAAGGTTGCCACCGGCAATCTCACGAAGGTGACAGTGTCAGAGCTGCGCCCCGGCGACGAGTTCGTCGACGAGAAGGGCAACGTCATGTACACGGTCACCGGCTATCCGGAGAAGTCCAAGCGGATGGGGATCGGCGTCGAGGTCCAGTGGGCCGACGGAGGTCGATCATTCCGCTACTGGGACGGTCCCGGGATGACCATCCACGTGCATCGCGGCAAGGTTTCGACCCGAGGGAGGTGATCGCGATGCACACCCGGGCCTGTAATGGGCCTGGGACGCGCTGCACCGCTGGCGCGTGCAGGGCCGTTGACGGCGCACGGGGAGGCCGCACTCCACGCGCGTGTCCGGCCCTGCACGGGCCAGCGATAGGCTGGACCCGCTACAACCCTACCACGGCCCTATCCAGGGCCACAGAAAGGCTGTGATGGCTCCATGAGCGACGATCGCCAGGAGAAACTGCTCCAGACGATTCGGAAGCTGCTGGACAAGGCAGCCGGGACTCAGTTCCCCGAGGAGGCCGAGACCTTCCGGGCGAAGGCTGACGAGCTGATGACCAAGTACGCCATCGAGATGTGGCAGATCGACAAGGCGCGGGTGGGCAGCGATGCTGTCAGCTCTCGCAAGCCGATCCGGAAGGACATGGACATCAGCTGGTGGTACACGTACAAGACTCCGTATGAAGTTCGCTCCGCCATGTGGGGCATCTTCCACGAGGTCGCCGTGCACTGCCGCTGCGTCGTCGTCGCCCGTCACTCGGACTACAAGCGGGAGACGGTGCCGGTTGTCGGGCTGGAGCAGGACATCGCATATCTGGACATGCTGTTCACGCATCTTCTGGTGCAGCTGGCCGACGCGATGGACCCTCGCCCCAAGCCCGGGGAGCCGCTGATCGAGGCGCTCGTGCGCATGAAGGAGGCAGGGCTCAAGTGGGAGGAGTGCCATCGGCGGCTCCGTGCTGCCGGACTCGTCCCGGACGAGCCCTGGTCCAAGAAGGTCGCTTCGAAGATGAACTTCGCTGGGAAGTACACCCGCTATTGCCAGGAGCACGGCAAGGAGCGGACGTACACCAGCCCAGCCATCTACCAGCGGTCCTTCACGGACGGCTTCGAGTGGTCGCTGCGCGAGCGGCTCCGCAAGATGAGGGACGACCAGGGCCAGAGCACAGGCTCGATGGCGGTTGTCCTGCACGACATCCGCGGAATCGTCAGGTCGGCGATGTGGGACATGTTCGAGGACATGCGCCCGCACCCCGATGACTGCGAGTGCGATCAGTGCCACGAGTGTGACGACCCAGACTGCGAGCGGCCTCGCTGCAAGGCGAAGCGCGACAAGCGCAAGCCGGTGAAAGCTCGCGAGGTTCGCATGGACTGGGGAGTCGTGGCTCGCGGCTCCAAGGCAGCTCAGGAAGTGCAGATCATCAGCGACACCCCGACCGTCGGCAACAGGGGCGGAAGGGAGCTCGGCGGTTGATGAGTCGGCGGTCCGGCAACGGACCGCTCGGCTGAGCATCCGAACGAGAGGAGGTGAAGTGTCAGACGTTCTCTTGCTCATGCAGGTGCTCTGGGAGAAGCGTGATAGGTGGCCTGAAGTAGCGTGCGTCATCGGTCTCGTCTTCTTCTGTGTCGGCGGTGTTTGGATCGCCTTCCAGACTCTGATGTGGTTGTGGCCGTAAGGTCGAACATCGAGACCGAGAGCAACCTGCCGACCTTCGAGGTCGTTCCGCTCACCACGGACGCGGCCCACGTGACCTGTCCACGCTGCGAGGTGTCCTTCACGGTCACCCTCAGCGTGTGGGTCAGTGAGAAGGTGTACGTCAAAGGTGACGGTACGAAGGTGACCATCTTCGGCCGTCCCTGTCCCTACTGCTCCAAGGTGAGTCGCGTTCCGGAAGACGATTAGAGCGGCGCGGCGCTGCTGGAAGCAGTAACATGCGTGCTTGCACGCAACCTACCACCAAGGAGAGGCCATGGTAAAGAAGCTCGACGGTATCGCGGTGCGGATTCCTGGGAAGCCGCCCGCGGACGTCTTCGTCAACTTCCGTCTCGTGGACTCGAGCAACGTCGACCGCGTCGGCTGGGACAAGGCCCGGAACATGTACGTCCGGTTCAAGTCCGGGGCGACATACGTCTACATGGGCGTGTCCCGGCAACGGGCGGTCGCCACGGCCTACGCGAAGAGCGTGGGCACCTATCTCAATCAGCGGATCAAGCCAGACTTCGACGTAGTCAAGCTGGGCTGATGGAGGTAGTCCTCGCTATCCTCTTCCTGGTCGTCGTCATCGCACTGACGATCAAGAAGGTTCAGGAACACAACGAGGAGAACGGTCTCGGGTGGCTCTACTTCATCGGCAGCCGTGAGGGGCCGATCAAGGTGGGGATGACCCGGGACCACCCGCAGGACCGGCTGAAGGCTCTTCAGACCGGACATCCCAACAGGCTACAACTGTTCTACGCCATGCGCACTCACGATCCAGAGGGTGCGGAGGCGATAGCACACGAGTGGCTGGAAGAAGACCGTGTGGGCGGTGAGTGGTTCGGCCGCGAGGCAGCACTCTCGCTCATGCACGAACTGAAAGGCGAGTAATGATCGAGGCTGAGCTGAACGAGAAGCGCGACCGCATCATCGTCCGCTTCTCGTTCAGCCGGTCCGTTCTGGACCGAGTGAAGTCAATCCCAGGACGGAAGTACGTCGATCCCGAACACGGTGGTCCGTACTGGACCATCCCCGCTGACATGATCAGCGCCCGTGCCTTGCGGTCGAAGTTCGACGGCGAGGTAAGATGGGGACCGAACGTTCTTGCCTGGGGGCGAGAGCAGCGTGACCGCGAGGAGCACATCACTGAACTCGCTCACGCTACCGATCACCCGCTCGATCAGCTGAAGATCGCGACCAAGCTGCCTAAACTGGCGGAGTGGATGCGAGGATACCAGCGAGCTGACACAGCGTTCCTTGGGCAAGTTTCCGCCCTGAACGCGAACGAGCAGGGTCTCGGTAAGACCGCTGAGCTGATTGCTGCGGTCTTCGAGGCCGATCTCGAGGAGGGGCCACAGCTGGTGATGGCCCCGGTCACGTCCATCGAGGTCGTGTGGCAGTACGAGCTGGAACGGTGGCAACCGTTTCCGGTTCTGGCTGCCGAGGACCCGCGCGAGCGGGAGAAGAACATCAAGGAGGCCGCGCGGCTGTATGCGGCCGGTGAGCCCTTCTGGCTCGTCGTGAACGCCGGGATGGTCAGGTACAACGCCATCAAGGGGTGGGACGAGTACAAGGAGAAGATAGTCGAGGTGGGCGTTGAGCCCAAGTACGAGGAGTTCTTCACCATCAAGTGGAACACGGCCAGCATTGACGAGTTCCACAAGGTGGGCCTGAACAACCAGAAGACCCTCGCGGCTCGGGCGTTGTACGCTCTCGACACCAAGCGGCGCTACGGTGCCTCGGGAACACCGTTCGGAGGCGTGCCGAAGAAGCTGTTCGGTCCGCTGAAGTTCATCGCTCCCAAGGAGCACACCTCCTACTGGCGCTGGGCTGAGACCTGGCTCGAGGTCACAGAAGTGGACATCGGGCGCGGCCGCAAGGCCAAGGAGGTCGGTGGCATCCAGAAGGGCAAGGAGGAGGCGTTCTACCGGCACCACTCGAAGTACATGGTGCGGCACCTGAAGTCTGAGGTGCTCCCCCAGCTTCCACCCAAGCAGTATGTGGACGTCTGGTGCACCATGAGCGCCAAGCAGAAGAAGCAGTACGAGACCTTCGCGAAGGAGGCCGAGGTGCGGATCGACGAGTACAACCTGACCGCCACCGGCATCCTCGCGGAGTACGCACGACTGAAGGTTCTGGCCTCTGCCTACTGCGAGGTCGAGGGCAAGATGCGTCGCTGCAAGAACTGCAAGGGCACCGGGTTCGCTCGTGATGTCCCCTGCGAGGCCTGCGGCGGTGAGGGCGTCTCAGAGGCTCTCAAGCTCAAGCCCACTTTCGACTGCGCCCAGTTGCCCTACCTGATGGAGCGGCTGAGCGGTGCCGGCATCGATCCGGAGGACCCCTCCGGTGAGGCCTGCGCCGTCGTCGGTAGCGAGTCACTCGAGATCATCGACATGGTTCACCGCTACCTGAACGAGCAGGGCATCAAGGCGGAGAAGATCACCGGGAACACGGTCAAGCCCGGTGAGCGCAAGCGGCTAGTCCAGGCGTTCCAGGCCGGTGGAGCGGACGCTCCAAGGGTCATGTGCCTGAGTACCCTGGCCGGTGGCGTTGCCATCACCCTCGACCGGGCCGATACGGTCCACGTCTTGACGGAGACGTGGGTGCCGGACGACCAGGAGCAGCTGATCGACCGGATCCACCGGGCAAGCCGGATCCACCAGGTCACTGCCTACTTCTACCGCACCAAGAGCACGCTGCACGAGTACATCTGGGAAGTCAACCAGGACAAGGCATTCGTCAACAAGGATATCCTGGACCTCCGCCGTCAGGGGTTCCGGGCTATTCGTGAGAAGGGAGCAAAGTAGGTGGCTACCATCACCACCATGATCCAGCGCGGCGTCAGCGAGACGTTCGTCTCGACCGCAACCAGCGAGATGTCCGGGCTGGTGCGCGGCCTGCAGTCGTTCGCGAAGTTCCTCGGCGAGGTGCCGGAGGAGCACCGGATCATTTCGATCGGGGCACTTCGGAAGGCGGGCCTGAACCAGCTGGCTGCCCTGGAGGCCATGATCGACGGCATCGGCGAGGCACCGGACGACCTCACGCCGTCGGAGCGGGCCGAGGTCACCGAGATGCAGAACGAGCTCAAGCTGCACCTCATCGGTGTCCGCGAGACGTTCGAGGGGTTGGGGCAGTAATGCCCCGCCCCTTCCTCAAGAAGAAGAACCGGGGTGGGCATCACGTCTACACCTGCACGGTGTGCGGGGAGCCCATCAAGGCGGGCGAGCAGTACTGGACGTGGAAGTTCAACCACGGCGCACGGTACTTCCAGCACGCCGAGCACGGTCGGCCGAAGCCCAGCCAGCTGACCAACTCGAAGATGGGCGAGCTGTACGACGCCGTCGAGGCGTTCGACCCCAGCTCGTGCGAGTCCGTCGACGACATCAAGTCGGCGCTGGCTGACGTAGCCGAGGCAGCCCGCTCGGTGGGCGAGCAGTACGGCGAGGCGGCTGACGGCATCGAGTCGGCCTGGCCCTCGGGCAATCCGACCTCCGAGGCCTGCCGCTCCACGGCAGACGAGCTCGACAGCTACGCCAGCAGCCTCGAGAGCTGGGAGCCGGACACGGACGAGGGCGATGCCGACGACAAGGAGGAGTGGCTCGAGGAGTGCCGCTCCGCCGCCAGCGACCTCGTCAACGACCATCCGGAGTACCAGGGATGATCTGGGTGGCGCTCTACGTCAACTGCTTCACCGGCGGCTTCCGGGTCGTCGGGCCATTCAGCTCCAAGGAAGACGCTCAGGCCTACGGCGAGAAGCAGAAGGACCCGAGAGGCTGGGAGGCCATGCAGATGGAGAACGCTGAATGAGCGACAAGAAGACGCCGACGTGCCCGTGCTGCGGGGCGAAGTTCGCCCACGACGCCCAGGCTCAGGCGTGCAAGGTGTGCGGCTTGCCAGACGAGGTTCTGGCGGCCGGACACCGGGCTGTAGCGCGTTGGAAGCGCAAGAACGGCCCTAGCCGGGTGCGCCCGGCCAACAACCGTCCACGCCGTGCACACGGCCGTCCGAAGGGGCGACGGTGATGGCCAAGAAGAAGCGATTCATCAGTGACGAGGAGTTGGCTGAGCTGGGCGTCACCTCACTGGATGATGAGGAGCGCCAAGCCGCTGAGGACATCCTCGAGGTCTGTGAACGGTTCGGTAACGCTCTGTTCTACACCTTCAAAGCTGCGATGTCGCCAGCTTCCGGAGGGCATGACCGAGCCATGTACCAGTGGCGTGAGCTCGGGAAGGCTGCAATCAAGGTGTCGATGCGATGAACCAAGACGACCGCACCATGGTTGCACTGACCTACATCATCGTGGTGGCTCTCCTCCTGGTGGGGATAGTCATCGCCGTGGTACTTCACGCGGTGCTGTGAGCTCTATGTCCCTAGGACACCTTTGGGCCATGGCATTGTTCCTGGGTCTTCCGGAATGGGTTCCGGGACTCCTATGGGGCGGTGCCGTGGCCCTCTTTTTTTTCGTGTACGCCACCAACTTCCGGAACTGGGTCTACAGGGAGCCTGATGACGAAGAGGACGCAGGACCAGAGCAGCATCGTACCGACGTATGGAGTGATGACGATTGACCAGGGAGGCAGCAGCGGGGTAGCCTGGGCGAGGATCCGTGACGAGGGAACCATCGCCGAGCGGCTCGCTGCCTCGCCAGCGGAGTGGCGCGGGTCGGCGACCCTGACCGGCCACTGGCAGGTCCAGATGCGAGAGCTCAGCGAGCTCTGGTTTGATTTCCGTCGCCAGTGCCGGAAAGCCGGACTTCCGTCGTTTCTCGCGATGGAAGATTTCATCCTGACGCGGATGAAGTCGTCCGATCGCAAGGGTCTGTACCCGGTCTGGGTCGGAGCGGCGATGTACGGCTACCGCGCGGGCTTGGCTGCCGGATTCGAGTCAGGCGGCTTCGGCAAAGCGGAAACGCCGGAGGTCCACTGGGTTCAGCCATCCGATCACATGACCTACGCGACGGACGAGCGGCTGAAGCGGTGGGGTCTCTGGGTGCCGGGCCGTGAGCACGAACGCGACGCCTGGCGAATCCTCGCATTCTTCGTGGCGGCGAAGAAGTTCCAGACGATGCGTGCTGCCCGAGCCAGACACCTTGCGCGCACGCGCATGCACACGTGACCGCTGCCGCTAGCTGGCCGATTTCCTTCCCCTACGCGCATGCATGCGTGCGGGGGAAAGTCGTCGCGTACCTAACCGGCTTCGCACCCGTGCACGCGCGGGCAAGGGGAGCTGACCTGCTCAGGGGCGCAAGCTCGACGATGCGATTGGAGCGGCGGTTGGAGCCAAAACCGGTAGCGTGCGCGGCGGTGGTAGGGTAGCCTGCGCGCCGCAAGCACGGGCGTGTTGGTTACGCCTCGCGATTCCCCGGCGACGAAGCTCTGCTGCGGGAGCCGAGTCGTCGGGGGTCGCGAGTTCTTCATTCATCGGTCGGAATCATCAGAGGGAGTGTAGGCGCTTGGCCCCGAAGAAGCGCATCCAGGAGTCTGGTCAATTCATCTCCGCCTCTATGCGGGCGGCATTCAAGCGTTGCCGGTACCAGTGGTCCTTCCGGTACATGGACAAGCTCGAGCCCAAGATTGCGGCTCCGCCGCTCAGGTTCGGGACGCTGATTCACTCCGCCCTAGAGGTGTACTATCCTCCGGGTGTCAAGCGGGGACCGCACCCGGCGAAGACCTTCGAGCGGCTGTACGAGCTAGAGCTTGAGACGGCTCGGGGTATGGGCTTCAAGGACGAGGACGGTAAGTGGCACGACGCAGCACACCTCGGGGTAGAGATGCTCGAGCACTACGTCGAGCAGTACGGGAAGGACGACGAGTGGAAGGTGATCGCGACTGAGCAGCGATTCACCGTCCCTGTCCTGGACCCGATCACGGGCGAGCGCGTAGGAACTTACGTCGGCGTGCTTGACAACGTCCTCGAGCACCGGGGCACGCAGCAGATTTGGTTCCGCGATCACAAGTCAGCTAAGTCGATCGACACCAGCTACCTTGCGATGGACGACCAGTCGTCCGGGTACTGGACGTTCGGCCCTGACTGGCTCGAGGAGCAGGGGATACTCAAGCCCGGCCAGAAGCTGATGGGGATTGAGTTCAACTTCTTGCGCAAGGCTGAGCGCGACACCCGTCCTAAGAACGCGAAGGGTCAGTATCTGAACCAGGACGGATCGGTCAGCAAGGTTCAGCCGTCGCCGCACTTCCTGCGCCAGCCGAGCTACCGGGGAGAGCACGAGCGCGAGCTCACCCGTCAGCGCGTCGCTGAAGAGATTCGCGAGATCAAGCTGGTCAAGGCCGGCAAGCTCTCGCTCCTGAAGACGCCGGACAAGATCCACTGCAAGTTCTGCGATGTCAAGGACATCTGCGAGCTGCACGAGACCGGCTCTGACTGGGAAGAGATGAAGCGGCTGATCATGAAGCCGCGTGAAGAGTTCGTGAAGGAGGCTGTGGAGTATGAGCACAGCCACTAAGACCGTGGTCCGCAACCCGACGGGGCAACGAGACCCACAGGCACTAAGTCGGGGGTTGCCTGCTCGCCACGGAATAAGTTCCCGTCAGGGAACTGCGCTTCCCCGGATTCAGGACTTGCCGGTGACTGGGGATAGGATCCTCCGCCGTCGTGCACGACGGCGCGTGTCCGAGAAGCGCACGCTAGGGCTAAGCCGTGATCGGAGCCTGTGTGCCCTGGCGTCCAACGATGTTGCGAGGCGTGGGTTATTCGCCGTAACGGGCTCTGCGGATATCTCCACTTTCAAGCGTGGGTCGTCAGACTTACCCTCTGCGCGTCTACTGGTAGGGTCGCGCGGAGTGACGGTCTTCAGCGGCGGTGGAGTAACCTGTGAAGTGTCCTGTACATACCGGGAGGCAGAAGCACGGCCCGGAGGGCATGTCCCGTGCGCCTCGCTACAAGATCGCGTCAGCGAGCTAAATCCTGAGAGTAACGAGCTCAGGTCCGGACCGGCCGGATACGTGCTCCGTCTGACGCGAAGGGGGAGTGCGTGGAGCGGAGCTACCCCGCCTGGCTGGAGTCCTCCCAACCTCTCCCCGGGAGCCAGCCACCTTCCGTCCTCGGCTGGGCATCCACGCATTACATCGATCAAGGAGGGACGCTAGTTGGCCAAGACGACGCGGTCCGCTCCTCAGATGCCGAACTCGATTCGGGACCTCGGCGAGTCCGAGTACCTGAAGCTTCTCGTGTACGGCCGCTGGTCAGTGGGCAAGACGGTGCTGATCGGGACTGCTGGGCCGCGCTGCCTGATCGTGCGTCCTCCGGTGGACCACACCGACAGCATCATCGCAAGGTTCCCCAAAGCCAAGCGTCCCAAGGAGTGGGTGGTCCGCGACTGGGACGCGATGGAGGAGGTGAAGCAGTACCTGCGACTGCAGGGCGGAGACTGGGAGTGGGTGTGGCTGGACTCGATCTCGCTCTGGCAGGACGTGGGGCTTGACGACATCTGGGCAGCAACGATCGAGCGCAACCCCTCACGGAACGCGAAGCACGCCGGGCTGGACAAGGGCGAGTACGGTCGGAACATGGACCGGCTCTCAGGCTGGGTGCGCGACGTGGTCGCTCTCGATACCTTCCACTTCGGCATCACCGCCCACCCGACTCACCGTCTAGATGCACCTGACGGCGAGCGGAAGATGATGCCGTGGGTGCAGGGCAAGCAGATGAGCGAGAAGACGTGCGGGTACATGAACGTCGTCGGCTACCTCGACGTGAAGAGGTCACCGAGCAGCGGCCGTGTCTACCGCGAGCTCACCGTGAACGAGACGGAAGACTTCTACGCCAAGGATCAGTTCGAGGCGTTCGAGAAGGGTCGGATGATCGACCCCACCCTGCCCAAGATCGTGGCGGCCGTTGAGGCTGCCAAGAGGAAGAGCGGCGGTGGTGCCGCCAAGACCAAGACCGGTGGCGGCAAGCGCCGCGCCGCATAGAAGGGAGCACAGTTGGCGAAGATCAAGTACGACGTCAAGGGCGTGGAGCGGGGGCGTGACTTCGAGCAGCCCAAGCCCGGCCTCTACACGGTCGAGATCGTGGAGGCGAACGCACGGACGGAGGACGGCAAGAACGACATCGAGCTTGTCATCCAGATCATCGGGAGCGACTTCGATGGCTCGCGCCTGTGGACCTACGTCGGGCTGGGGGAGTCCACCCAGTGGAAGCTCGCCGAGCTGACGGACGCGCTCGGTCTCCCCGAGAAGGGGACGATCGACACGGACAAGCTGCTCGGCAAGAAGATGAAGGTCAAGGTCAACGCGGACACGTACAACAACGAGTACCGCGCACGGGCCGGTCGGTTCGCTCCGCTCGAGGCCTCGGCCGACGAGGACGTCGACGCCGAGGACGACCCGGACGATCCGGACGCCGAGGACACCGACACCGACGGCGACGAGGGCGAGGCCATCGTCGGCGAGCTGAACGGTGTCGAGCTCAGCTCGGACCCGGAGTACTACGACGACTGGGACGACGACGACGTCTTCGAGGAGGTCGAGAACCAGTCGCTCGGTCTCAAGGGCAAGGCGGCGAAGAACCGCGACAAGGTGATCGCGGCCCTCGTCGAGAAGGTGAAGGAGGAGCTGGGCGGCGGCGACGACGATGACGACGACGACAAGCCCGACTACTCCGACGAGGACGAGTGGACCGACGCCAAGCTCAAGAAGGAGATCAAGAGCCGCGAGCTCGAGATCAAGGGCAAGGCGACCCGGGCCAAGATGATCGCCGCCCTCGAGGCCGACGACGAGGACGACGACGACCCGTTCGACGACGACTGAGATGATCGTCGACGGCGTCTACAAGACCGGCGACATGGCTGAAGCAGCCGTGCTGTCGATGCATGGCATGACGCCGTCGTTCGAGCGGAACACGGACGGCGGGCGGCAGCTCGCTATCTTCGTGTTCCGGTTCGGCCAGCAGGACGACGAGGAGTTCTTCGAGGACCTGATCTCGGAGATCAAGTCGTCGTCCTGCAAGGTCGAGCCGAGAAGGTTCACCCGGGAGCTCACACACGTCCGTGTGCTGATGTACGAGTTCCTCGGTGTGGACGGCCGCAGCCGCCGACTCAAGGTCTCCTGATGGCAGTACGCAAGGAGCACCTGCGGCGTCTCGAGCCGTACTTGATCGGTGAGGAGGCTCGGTCGAACGGGGAGTGGGACATGTTCTGTCCGCTCCACGAAGACACGACCCGTTCGGCCAGCCTCCAGGTCAACTCCTCTGAGTGGTGGTGCTTCAGAGGATGCGGAGGTGGGAGCGTCATCGAATTGATCAAGCGGCAGGACGAGTGGGTAGACCCACCGGCCCACCGAAACGGATCGGGGAAGGTGAAGGCTCGGCGACGGGAGCAGGAAGAGGTGGTGACCGAGGCTCACGTGGCAGGGTGGGCCTCGGCACTCCTCTCGGAAGACGAGGCACTTGACTGGTTGATCGAACGCAGGGGTCTCCGCACCGACACGCTTCAGGAATACGAGATCGGTTGGGACCGGGGCAGACGGGTGTACACGATCCCCGTGCGCGGCCCGGAGGGCGAGCTGCTGAACGTGCGACGGTACAACCCGCGCCCCGCTGACGGCCGCAGGAAGATCTGGCAGGTGTCGGGGATGGTATCGAAGGCACTGTACCCGTACTCGTCGCTTCAGCTTGCGCGCGAGTCGGGCAGTCGCATCATCATCTGCGGTGGTGAGTGGGACGCGCTGATCACCATTCAGAATGGATACATCGCGATTACTCGCACCGGGGCCGAAGACGTCTGGCTTGACTCCTGGTCGCCGCTCTTCGAGGGTCTCGAGGTTTACGTCGGGCACGACTGCGACGACAAGGGTGAGCTCGCCAACCGTAAGGTGGCTCGAGCCGTAAGTCGCTACGCCGTCGCTGTCAAGAAGATCAAGTGGCCGTTCCCGCATAAGGAGAAGAACGGCGAGGACGCCACGGACTACTGGCTCCGCTACGACAGCGGTGACTTCGAGCGTCGGCTTGCTGATGCGGTTGAGATGAAGAAGAAGGAGAAGGGCGATGACATCGAGACCGTAACGGTGCTCGAGTCGTTCGACTCTAACCGCGTCGGCAAGCCGGTGAAGATGCTCGTTACCATCAAGGGGAAGAAGGAGCCGGGGTACACGGTGCCCTCCGAGGCGCTGCTGACCTGCGACCGAGCGGCCGGTACCAAGTGCCAGCTCTGCCCGATGAATGCTACACCCGGCGAGGCCACCTACGAGATCAGCCCGCAGGATCCGGTCGTACTCGAGCTGATGGATTCCTCGAGCAACCAGATCTTCGAGGCGGTGCGCAAGGCATACGGTGCGCAGAAGTGCAACCACCTCAGCATCGAGGCGTCCGGGCACCAGGCCGTAGAGGTTCTGTTCGCCCGGCCCAGCATCGACCACGCCGACGGCCAGGCCGGGGACTACAAGAACATCAAGATCACCTCGGTCGGGAGGCACAACACGCTGCCGAACAACACGGTGTCAGTCGTGGGCGCACTACATCCGAACCCGCGCCACCAGGGCAACGAGTTCCAGGCGTGGGACGTGAACCGTCAGGAGACGAGCATCGATCGGTTCGAGCTGACCGACGACGTAGTGCGGCTGATGAAGCGATTCCAGACCAAGGGTCGGCCGCTCAAGAAGATGCGCGAGATCTCGGACAATCTGAGTCAGCACGTCACCCGCATCTACGGTCGGCCCGAGATGCACGCCATGATGGACCTCGTCTGGCATAGCGTCCTGCAGTGGCGCTTCGGCGGTGACCTAGTGACCCGGGGCTGGCTCGAGGCGCTCGTGATCGGAGACACCCAGCAGGGTAAGTCCGAGACCGCTCGCTCGCTGGCCCGGCACTATCAGGCAGGCGAGATCGTCAACTGCGAGGCGGCTAGCTTCGCCGGTGTCGTAGGCGGGCTGCAGACGTTCGGCTCGGGCAAGGAGTGGGCGGTGACGTGGGGTTCGATCCCGCTCAACGACCAGCGCCTCGTGGTGCTGGAGGAAGTCTCGGGCATGACGCCTGAGCAGATCTCACAGATGTCAGACATCAGGTCTTCCGGGGTAGCCAAGCTGATCAAGATTCAGCAGGAGGAGACCTTTGCTCGTACCCGGCTGCTATGGGTGGGCAACCCTCGTGAGGCTCGTATGTCGGACTTCACCTACGGGGTGCAGGCCATCCGTCCGCTGATCGGGAACAACGAGGACATCGCCCGCTTCGACATGGCGATGAGCGTCTCGCTCGGCGAGGTGGACGCTGCCGAGATGAATCGGCCGGTTGAGGGCGGCGAGCTGAAGTACACCTCTGAGGCATGCGCGGCCCTGGTACGGTGGGCCTGGACTCGGAAGCCGGAGCAGGTGGTATGGGCGCGCGACGCGGAGAAAGCGGTGTACGACGCCGCGATGGTCATGGGCGCAGCCTACATCGAGGACCCGCCGCTGGTACAGGCCGCGAACATCCGGCACAAGATCGCCCGGGTAGCGGTGGCGCTGGCAGCTCGTCTCTTCAGCACGGACGAGACCTACGAGCGGGTCGTGGTGAAGGTCGAGCACGTGAACGATGCGGTCGCGTTCATCAACCGGCTCTACAAGATGCGAGGCTTCGGATACGCCGAGCGGTCAGAGGAGATCATCAAGGACCGCAAGCACGCTAGGGACCATCGCGACGACATCAAGCAGTACCTCGTCGGTCGCAAGGGTCTCGCTAAGTTCCTCCGGGCTCAGGGCAAGTTCCGCCGTCAGGATCTGGAGGAGATCATGAACATGAGCCGGGAGGAGGCAAACGCCGTCATCAACACGCTCTGGAACGCAAGGATGGTCCGCAAGGAGGGCGGTGACGTTCGCGTCGAGCCCACCCTGCACGAGCTACTGAGGGAGATCAAGCTGTGATCAACGCACACCACATCGAGATGGCTGAGCGGCACCTCGCCGGTGCTGCGCAGATCACGTCCGGCGCGGCAGAGATTGAGGGCGTCCTGTTCAGCAAGGCGCAGGTCGACCAGGCCGCATTCGAGAAGTTCTTGCAGCACCACTGGCAGACGCTTCACGCACGGCTGCCCGATCTCGACCCGCGTCTGGAACCATTCATGAACACCCATCTTCGTCACTTCTTCCTGATTGGAGCGATGGCGGAGCGAGAGCGCAAGCAGGGAGGTGCCTGATGGCCGGTGAGATCCGGTTCGAGGAAAACGAGGAGCGTCGCCAGACCGACCAGCTGGCGGCACACATGCTCGGTCAGCACGAGCTCGGTCGCGACCTGATCGGGGCACGGCTGGAGCGCATCAAGTCTGACTCCGTCTTGCCGGCATTCGGCGGGGGCGACCACCGCGTCGAGGCAGCGGAGTTCATCTTCGACAATGGCAAGACGCTCGTGGTCGAGGCGGGGCCGGACTCGAAGGTGTACGTCAAGTGAAGGCAGCGATCCTGGGGAGCGGACCGGTCGGCCTGATCGCGGCGCACGCCGTACTCACGCACGGGCACGAGCCGGTCATCATCAGCGATGGCCCCAAGTCCGAGATCAACCCGCACGAGTTCCTCCAGAGGCCGGTGCCCGGGCTACTGAAGGACGACAACGTCGCCGATGCCATGATGACCTACGTCTGCCGGGGCGACCGTGACGGGTACGCCAAGAAGGTCTACGGCAATGCCGGCCAGAAGGTGTCGTGGGACGAGCTTCGTGAGGGCCGCTATCCGATCTGGTGGCTGCAGGAGACGTACCAGCAGCTCTACGACTGGTACGAGCACATGATCATCAAGGTGAAGATCACGCCGGAGACGGTGACGGACATCTGCTACGCCTACCCGCTCGTGATCAGCACCATCCCGGCACCCTCGCTCTGCCAGCACCCGGACGAGCACCGCTTCTGGGAGCGCGAGACGTTCCTTGTGCGGGCACCGTCCATCGACAAGCCGGGTGCAGGGAACGGCCAGTGGCCGAGAGCTGACCAGAACTTCATGCTCTACGACGGATCGGACGACTGCCCCTGGTTCCGGTTCACGCGCATCCGCGACGTGGACATCTGGGAGTACACGCTCGACCGGCTGCCGATGCAACACGAGGTCGAGGACTCAGTGCCCGGAGCGCAGCTGTACCCTGGCAAGAAGGTCGTGGGCAACAACTGCGACTGCCACCCCCACGTCCAGCGCGTAGGGCGCTGGGCACGCTGGGAGCACGGCGTCCTGGGCCACCACACCTACGAGACGGTCGTCGGACTGCTAGCCTCCGGCGGCGCACTCAAGGAGGCATCATGAAGAAGGCTTACCTCGCGGCACCGATCTTCACGCCGCACCAGCAGGAGATCGTCGGTCGGATCAAGAACCTGATCGAGAGCCACGGCGTGGAGGTCTTCAGCCCGTACCACGCCAGTCAGGCGATCTGGGACGGCCGGGCACCGCGCGACTGCTCGCCGCAGGAGCGGGCTCAGGTGCTGCGCGGCAACATCGAGAACCTGGACTGCGACTTCGTCGTGGCCTGGGTCGGCGGCTACGACGCGGGCTTCGTGGATCCGGGTGTGATCTGGGAGATGGGCTACGCGGCGGCGCTCTCCACGGCTCCGGCAGCGTGGGGTCGCAACGGCGAGTCGGCTCCGTTCGTCTGCGCCTACATCGACAGCACCGACACCCGGCAGGACATGAACCTGATGCTCGCCGGTACCGTCGACGCTGTCGTGAAGGGCTGGGTCGACCTCGACCAGATCCTGGTCCATCTGGCTCAGGGCGACACCCGCATCGCCGTTCAGAACTACCACCCGGACCAACTCATCGAGCACGAGAAGGAGCCGATCGTCTGATGAACCTCTTCAGCACACTCACAGGTCCGATCGCTCGGATGAGCTACGTCAACCGCTACTCCTCGTTCCCGGCCAACCGGCGCGAGAATGTGGCGGAGCACTCCTGGTGGGTCGCGTTCATCGCCTACCTGGTCGGGCAGGATCTCGACACCAGGCGGGGGATCTCAGTCAACTTCGAGTTGCTGCTGAAGCGGGCGCTGGTACATGACCTGAGCGAATGCCTGAGCGGGGACGTGATCCGCTCGTACAAGCACAGCAACCCGGACATTGCTCGTGAGATGAAGGCCGCTGACGAGCAGAACATGGAGGGGCTGTGTTCCAACCTCGGTCAAATCGGCAACTCAGTCGAGGGCAACTGGCTGACGGCCAAAGAGGACGACGTCGAAGGACGCATCGTTGCCTTCGCTGACATGGCGGCGGTTGCGTTCTACTGCCGCGAGGAGGACCGCTCAGGCAACCGGGCCATCCGGCCGGTGCTCAAGGAGATGTACGAGACGTGGTTCCACGTGTTCCACGACGACGAGCTCTTCGCCCCGTACATCGACCAGATGTTCCCGACCAAGCGGTGGACCGACATGCTCCGTGAGGAGTCATTGCCGGCCGCGAAGATGTTCCCGATGCAGCCGCACGGTGCTCGGGAGCCGGTCGCCGAGCACGTCTTCGAGGGAGATGGTGCTGCGTGAGCGGGGTAGACATCACCGTCGAGTACAAGGATCTCAGCGCCACCGACGCGGAGCAGCTCTCGGAGCTGATCCGGTGCTTCGAGCTCTTCCGGGAACGGAACGAACGGTACCAAGACCTCTGGAAGCAGGGTGGTATCGAGGACTCGATTCACCACATCCGCTCCAAGTCAGCCCGCGTCATCTGGGCTTCGACTCACCTCAGCCTTGCCCAGCAGGTCGAGGCGATCGATGACCCGCAAGACCTCGTCAACTACTCAGTCTTCTACATGCGCAACCTGCTCGCGGCGCGTGGGGAAGAGCGGGGCTGCCGCGCTCCGGGCTGCCGCCACCTCGACTGCGACTCCTACGCGGTGCTCGCGCATGAGCAGGACGACATCGGGTGACCAGGGTCGAGCCCATCCCGGTTCACGTCGAACAGGACAGTAGCGGTGAGATCATCCTAGTCAACCGCTTCCCTGTCACGGAGCGTGATGTCTGGCGTGTCGTCGATCGCTGGTGGACCGCTGACCCGGTTGATCGTCTATTCGTCTCGGTCCTCTTTGACGGGGTCGACGTGGTGCTGATGCAGACCGACGGCACCTGGGCGATGGTGGACTATGGGTAAGCGCCGCAGCGTCAGCTCAGGGCACGGGGAGTGGATGACCGGCACCCCGAGCGAGCGCCTGGAAGAAGAGCGCCAGGGTAGCGGTCACGGGGACCGGCTCGAGAAAGGCGTCAGTCGCGTCCGGCTGGACGAACCTGACCACCACAAGCAGCCGGTCCTCGTTCGCCGCTTCAAGCGGAAGAAGCGGGTGCACCAGCGCACCCGTGAGATGCGCTTCCGCTCGCTCCACCATCACTCGACGTACAGTTACCTCGACGGCTACGCACTGCCCGAGGCGCACGTCCGGCGGGCGGCGGAGATCGGGATGCCCTCGCTGGCGTTGACCGAGCACGGCAACGTCAGCTCGCACGTCAAGCTGGAAGAGGAAGCTCGTAAGGCCGGGGTCAAGCCGATCTTCGGTGTCGAGCTCTACTGCGGGGCGGTAGGCGAGGGTGCCACGCAGAAGAAGAACCACCTCACGATCCTCGCCGAGAGCCAGGAGGGGTACACCAACCTCCTCGAGCTAGTAGGGAGGACGTACAGTGAAGGTTTCTACTACGAGCCAACGGCGAGTGGGCGGATGGTCGCGGCACATCGCCGGGGTCTCATTGTTCTTTCGGGATGTAACAGTTCCCTCCTCGCGACTTCGCTTGTGGGCGGTAAACACATCGCGCCGGAGGATGCAAGTTACCGAAAGGGCCGAGAGGTTGCTCGACGGTTCCGTGACACATTCGGTGACAGTTACTACATGGAAGTACAGGCTTTCCCTCAGCTTGAATCGACGCGACAAATCAACCAGGCGATCGCGCGAATCAGCACCGAGCTCGGCATCCCTATGGTCGCGAGCTTCGACTGTCACTACACGGTGCCTGAGGAGTCTGAGATCCAGGCGGTCCTCCACACCATCCGCGGAGGATCGCGGCAGTCGGTAGAGGATCAGATGCAGAGCTGGGGCTACGATGTCGAGCTGTGCCCGCCCTGGACCGACTCGATGGTCGTACGCAAGCTGGTCGCCACCGGGCTAACCAAGAAGCAGGCGATCGACGCCGTGCTGGCAACCGAGGAGATCTCTGACCGTTGCAACGTCAGCATCCCCTCACTACCGATGCTCCGGTACCCCGTCAGGCGGGGTCAGACGGCGAAGGAACTATGGCGTGAGTGGCTGAGGCAGGGCTGGCACTCTCGCGGCTGTGACAAGCTCCCTGCGGCCGAGCGCCGCGCCTACAAGGAGCGCCTGAAGCACGAGGTCGATGTGATCGAGAGCAAGGACTTTGTCGACTACTTCCTGATCACCGCCGACGTGGTTCGGTTCGCGAAGGACAACGAGATCCTGGTTGGTCCGGCTCGCGGTTCGGCGGCAGCGTCGCTCGCCTGCTGGCTGCTCCGCATCACCGAGGTCAACCCGATGCTCTACTCGAACCTGGTGTTCGAGCGGTTCATTGACGAGAGTCGGGCTGACCTCCCTGACATTGACCTCGACTTCGACTCGGAGTACCGCGACGCCATCACCAACTATCTCGTCAGCAAGTATGGCCGGGAGTGTGTGAACAACATCGCCACCTTCTCGACCTACAAGAACAAGCTGGCGCTAGACGACGTGGCCCGCGCCTATCGCATCCCGCAGTGGGAGGTCGAGCGCGTCAAGGACGTGCTGATCGAGCGCAGCTCCGGTGACCTCCGTGCTTCGGCCACGATCGAGGACACCGTCGAGCAGTTCGACGCCGCCCGTGAGGTGTTCGAGAAGCACCCCGACTTGGTGCTTGCGATGGAGCTGGAGGGCAACGTCAAGGGAATGGGCATCCACGCCGGTGGCATCGTGATCAGTGCCGGGCCGGTGACGGATACGTGTGCCGTCTACGAGCGTGAAGTGAAGGGCGAGATCCGCAAGGTCATCAGCATCGACAAGTACGACTGCGAGAAGAAGAACCTGCTGAAGCTGGACCTGCTCGGGCTGAAGAATATGTCCTTCATCAACGCCTGCCGCCAGGAGCTTGGCTGGAGCCTGGACGACCTGTACAACCTGCCGTTCGACGATGAGTACGTCATCGACGCATTCCGGCGCAACGACGTGGTTGGCATCTTCCAGTTCGACGGCCGGGCCTGCCGCTACGTCTGCGGGGCGCTGGCTCCGGACACATTCGATCACATCTGTGACGTGACCGCGCTGGCCCGCCCGGGTCCGCTCCACAACGGCGCAGCCAACATGTACATCGACATCAAACGCGGAGCTGCCGAGCACGAGACGGTGCACGAGGCGCTCGACGCCATCACCGAGTCGACGTACTACCAGATCGTCTACCAGGAGCAGATCCTGCGCATCGTGGTTGACATCGGTGACTTCGGCTGGACCCACGCTGCCGAGATCAGGCGCATCATGTCGAAGAAGACCGGTGAGCAGGCGTTCAACCGCAAGCGCGATGAGTTTCTGGCCGGGGCTGCTACCCTGCACAAGCGTTCCGACTGGCCGGCAATGGACGAAGACGTAGCTCGCGATATCTGGGGCGACTGCATCACGGCAGGAGCCTACGCATTCAACGCGGCGCACTCGAGGTCGTACGGAATCATCGGCTACTGGACGCAGTACATGAAGCAGTACCACCCGGAGCTGTTCTACGAGAAGGCTCTGACGTACATGGCCGACAAGAAGCATCAGGATCTGATTCGTGACGCAGTGCGCGGCCACGGGCCTCGTGAGAGCATTGACATCAAGCCCCCATCACCGGCGCTGAGCGGCCGTACATGGCAGCGCGATCCCTCCGGTGGGGTCATAGCGGGCTGGTCACAGGTTCCAGGTGTCGGTGATGTGACCGCGAACAACGTCGTCGAGTATCTGGACAACGGCGGCAAGCTCGAGACCTGGGGCGACCTGATCAACGTCAAGGGCATCGGGCCGAAGACGGTCGAGAAGATGGTGGAGTTCGGTGAGAGCGATGACCCGTTCGGTGCGCTCTGGCTCGACCGCTCTATCGCCGAGGTGAAGCGGCAGATCACCAAGGGAGATCTCAAGGACATGGTGCCGGTGCCCACCCACGTGTCGTCTGACCTGCCATACGAGCGGGGCGACGACATCGAGGTGGTCTGGCTCGGGGCAATCAGGACGCGCAACCTCCGTGACCTGTTCGAGTTCAACCAGGCCAAGGGCAAGGAGCTCGACCTCAGCGACCCGAAGAACCCGAAGATCGATGGCAAGCCGGTGAAGGATCCACACCTCAGCGAGTGGCTGGTGATGGTCGGCGACGATGAGTCCGACCAGATCGGCCTGCTATGCGACCGCTGGAAGTACCCCCAGCTGCGAGATCAGCTATGGTCGTACCGCATAGGTCACGACCTGCTTCTAGTACGCGGGGTCAAGCCTCACTGGATGCCGACGCGCCAGATCAAGATCGGCGAGATCTGGATCATCGACCCGGAGCTGTAAGGAGGAGTCATGCCGCGTGAGATCAGAACCGAACCGTGGCGCAACGAAGAACTGATCGAGCACGAGCTTCGCGACAAGTCGCTCGATCCGAAGGATCCCGAGGCTCAGACCGAGCAGCGGGGTGACAAGCTACCAGACGATCACACCCGTCCCGGGGATCCGAGGTAGCGCGATGGCGAGGGTGGTTGGGCCAAGGGGACCTTCAGAGAGGGGTGAGACCTTCGGGTCCGGTAGCCATCAGGTGGGTGCACGCAGGAACCCTATGGAGGCGTGCGTTACGACGGCACAGGGTCACAGGGCGGTCGTCGTGTCTTGTCAGCAACCCAAGGAGGGGAATGAGGAGAGGCTTCCTCATCGTGGCCATCCTGGCCGCAGCTACCTTCGCCCCGTCGGCGAGTGCCCACGCACTCCACCACGGGTCGACGAGCAACATGACGTTGAAGCAGAAGGAGCGTCTGCAAGTCAAGGCGCTCGCTCATGCCCGAGGCGTCGTGCGTACTTGCGCACGTCTCAAGGTGAACCGGCCAGTCTGCCGGTGGCACCGGGCGCAAGTGCGATGGGTCTCCAGGGAGCTACGCGAGACCAGGGAGGCCATGAGGCCTCCTGTCGATCACTGGATTGCACGCCAGCTCTACGCCGCGAACATTCTCGGCTCAGAGTCAGCTGGCGATCCGTGGCCGAACTGTCCCGACCCCTTCGACGGGGGAGGGTACTCATGGAGCGACACGGTTGCCTGCGAGAACGGGGGCAACTGGTACGACAGTCCAGGCTACTACAGATGCGGGCTGCAGTTCGACCCGGCGTGGGAACGCCGATTCGGTCAGCTCTGCCCGTACTGACGAATACCACCAAGGGAGCGTAAGATGAGTGAGATCGTAAGGTGGGGCGACCAGCAGCAGTACATCTCCGCGCCGATCAAGCGCGAGGGTGGGCTGGTCAAGCCCCAGGTGCATCTTCTCTGGGCCACACCGGATCCATTGGGGGCCATCGCGGCAGCTTGTCGCATGTACAAGGGCATCCCCACCTACGATCTCGCTGAGATCACTGACGAGGAACGTCAGTTGTATTTCGAGGAGTCCTTCAAGAGCCACCTCCGGGCACCGCACGAGTTCGTGGTGTTTCACTTCTTCATCGAGGCGGTCAGTCGCTCGTTCACACACCAGATGGTGCGCCAGCGCACAGCCGTCTTCGCGCAGGAGAGCCTGCGCTTCGCCGTCAAGGAGGGTCTCGCGTCCGAGACGCCGTATCCGCCCAGCGTCGTCGGCGATGAGCAGGCCGAGGACATCTGGCATGAGACGGTGTGCCGGATCGAGAAGGCGTACGAGGCGCTCGTGAACAGCGGCGTCCCTGCCGAGGACGCCCGGGGCTTGCTACCGCACGCCACCGTCACTCGTCTCAACTACTGCACCAACCTCCGCGCCCTTCTCGAGCACGCCGGCAATCGGCTGTGCACCCAGGCGCAGTTCGAGTGGCGTCAGGTCTTCTGGTCGTTGATGGGGTCGATCAGGAGGCACGCGAGCACCTACTGGCACCCGCACGAGTCCCTCGGCATTCACCCCTGCGACGGGAGCTGGCAGTGGGAGCTGCTAGGGAAGCCTTCGCCCGAGACGTTCTCGCCGATCTGCTACAAGACCGGCAAGTGCGAGTTCGAGGCCATCTTCGACCGCGACTGCTCCATCCGTGGCCGGGTCAAGGCGCTCGGCGCGGCAGGCGTTCCGTCGACTGAGTGGGACACCCAGCACGGCGACATCCCGGGCATCAACCCAGCTGAGTGGATGGCGAACCCGGCGGCGGCGAGGCGTACATGATGACGACGCTGAAGCCAACCGAGGGTCGCTGCATCGTGGTCCCGTCACCGGTCGACGAGGAGCAGATGCGCTCCGGCATCATCCTTCCGTCCAGCGAGATGAGTGACTTCGACCGGGGCATCGTGGTCGAGGTGCCTGACACAATCGACAGCACGTGCGGCATCAAGAAGGGGACGGTCGTCTACTACCGTCGCAGCTACAAGATCGGCGATCATCTCGTCGTCGAGTCCCACGACATTTACGCCTACGAGGAGGAGTCGTGAACGAGATCACGGTCACAAACTACGAGGGCGACCCGAACCCTCACCTCCACTGCCCGAAGGACGGGCTTCCGGCCGCAGGCATGTGGGAGTCCGGCGAGAACAGGCAGGATCTCCCGCACCGTTCTTTCCTCTGCGGCAACGGTCACTTCTACACCGAGGCCGACGTTCACCTCCAGCTGCAGCTCTTCCCGGCTTGAGCGAGATCGACAAGAACTGGCCCCTGGTCAAACAGGGATCCAAGCGTTCCGGTAGGGGCGACCCCGTGGCCCAGGGTCGGCAGCATCTCTCGGCCTACGAGCTAGGCGACGATGAGCAGCTGACCCGGAGGGAGCTCGAGGTGATCGTGCTGCTTGGTATGGGTCTCTCCCACCGAGGCGTCGGTACTTTCATGGGGATCTCGCACGAGACCGTGAAGTCTCACCTCAGGCACGCCGCTGAGAAGCTCGGATTCTTCGACGGGTACAACGCCGCTGGCGTCTACGCGGCGGCGTGGCGTCGCTACAAGGACGACCTCACCGACTGGAGGATGTTCGCATGACCGTTCTCGAGTACGCCGTCAAGGAGACCCGTCCCCGGACCATGTGTCCCCATGGGTGGGCGCGGCAGCAGACGTGCCTAGCCTGCTGGTGGGCTTGGCGTCAGACGTTGCTGCAGGCCCAGGAGCGGGCTGCTAAGGCGATGGAAGCGGTGCAGGCGGTACCGCGCCGGTCCCAAGCCATTCCACGCGGCTCCAGGCGGCGGAGGCGGCGCTGATGTACCTCGACCAGTGGTACGACCCGGAGCTTGAAGTCGACCTGGGTCTGAGCGCGGATGAGCTCGCTGCCTTCGAGCG